TCCATCTAATATGTTTACAAAATATACAGATGCAGAGAAAGCTGCTATAGGAATATATCCTGTAGAAGATAGTGGTACAAAAGGAGATGATAGATTTGAAAATACTTCACAAGCTACATATAGTTTTAGTGCTTCTGATAAGAAAGTAACAACATCTTATACAATAACAGCTAAGTCTTTAGTAGATGTTAATGATGTAGATAAAGATGGTAATGCAATAAAAGATTACAAAGGTAATCAAACAGTAACATTAGGTTTAAAAACATTAGCTAAAAATTTAACTAAACAACGAGCTAATAATTATATATCTAGATTTAATTGGTTAGTAGAAAGATTAGCTTATGATAGTAGTAAAACTATACCAAGTGCTGTTGGAACCTATGTAGGAAATATTAAAACAGACTGTGCAGCTATTGAAGCAGCTATAGATGGTGCAAGTGATATGGCAGCATTTAAAGCATTATATGAAGACACTAGAGATAGTGATGGTAATGTAACAGAAATAGCAAGAATAAACAGATGGAGTGATGATTATGACGTTAAAACGTACATACGTTAAGATTAAAAGATTTTTTAAAAGATTAAAAAAAAGATTATTTGGTAAACTTTGCCAATGTAATGATAAATAGGAGAAATAAATGGCATCAACATATACAAGCAGGTTAAGACTAGTAAAACAAGGAGATGGAGATAATCCAAATACTTGGGGTACTGTATTAAATGATGGTATGATAAGTCTAGTTGATGATGCTATTGCAGCTTATACTACAGTAGAAATAGGAGCTAATGCTACAGTAACTTTATCAGCAGTAGATGGTTCAGGTGATGTACCACGTTCTGCTTTCTTAGAAGTTAAAGGTTCAGTAGGTGGAACTAATACAACAATAACAATGATAATACCTGCTCAATCTAAAAGCTATGTTATTAATAATACAGTTTCTGCTAATACAACTGCAAGTGATATAGTTAAAATTAAAACTGCTAGTGGTGATGGATATAATATTCCTTTTGGTGCAGTAGGTTTAGTTATATGTGATGGTACAAGTGTATTTCCTACTAATGCTAAAGGATTAGGATTAGGTACAGCAGCTAATGCAGATGTAGGTGTATGTGCAACTAATATTGCAGATGTATCTTTAGCAGATATTAGATATGTAAGAACTTCAGTAACAGCTAATACAACTGTACGTGGAGACTTTGTAGTAGAAGCAGGTTCATTAAAAGTAGGAACATCTGCTAGAGCTTATAATCCAATAACAACATTAACAGATGCTGCAAGTATAACAGTAGACTTTGCATTAGGTAATAACTTCTTAGTTACTATAGGTGGTAATAGAACATTAGCAGCACCAACTAATGCAGTAGCAGGTCAAACAGGAAACATATATGTAATTCAAGATGGCACAGGTTCAAGAACATTATCATATAATACAGCATATCAATTTGTATCTGCTGCAGTACCTACATTAAGTACAGGTGCAGGAGATGTAGATATGTTAATATATAGTGCAAGAAGTGCATCAACAATAGATTCAGTATTATTAAAAAACTTTGATAGGTAACTAATGGCAAAGTCCACTCTAACTAAAATGGATTTCAAAGCTGGAATCCAAAGAGAGTCCACACAGTATGCAGAAACAGGTTCATGGTATGACGCTGATAAAGTACGTTTTAGAGCAGGTAAGCCAGAGAACATAGGTGGTTATGCAACAAAAGTATCTGCATCTTTTAATGGTGCAGGAAGAGATTTAATTACATGGTCTGATAATGACCAATTTAAAAGAGCTATGTTTGGTACATCTCAAATGTTGTATGAACATAATGGTGACCAGATATTTGATGTTACTCCTGTATCTGCTAGTGTAACATTAGCTAGTGCATTTACTTGTGCTCTTAGTGTTAATACAGTAACAGTATCTGCAACAGCTCATGGTAGAACAACAGGTGACTTTGTATTCTTTACAAGCTCTACTACTATTGGTGGTAATATATTATTAGGTACAGATACATATCCTGTAAGTGTTATTAATTCAAATACTTTTGCTATTGATGTTGCAACTACATCTAGTGTTGCTCAATCATCTTCAGGTAGTGGTACTATACATTATTTAATTGCTAATGGTGTAGATAATGCAGCAACAGGTTTAGGTTATGGAGCAGGTTCTTATAATGCAGGTGTAAGTACAGTAGGAGGAAGAGCATGGAATAGTCCTACTTCAGCAGGTGCTAGTGACTTCTTTAGTCAAATAACACAGTGGAGTTTAGATAACTGGGGTGAAGATGTGATTGCTAATCGAAGAGGAGGTACTATATATTATTGGGATGCTGATGCATCAACAAGTCCTTTAAGAGCTGTTAAAGTTTCAGGTAGTACAAACTCTACACCAACAACTGTAAATTCAATTATTGTTTCTCCTAATGATAGACATCTTATTACATTAGGAACAAATCAATTTGGAACAACAGCATCACCTACAGGAACATATGACCCTTTAACTGTACGTTGGTCTAATCAAGAAGACTATACAAACTTTGTTCCTTCTATTAGTTCTACTTCAGGTGAAGTAATTCTTACAGATGGTACAGAAATAGTTGGAGCTAAGAGGTCACGTAATGCTGTTAACATATGGACAGATAATTCTTTATGGGCTATGTCTTTTGTTGGTCCACCTTTTATATTTAACTTTAATCAGTTAGGTACTAATTGTGGATTGATAGCACCACATGCAGCAATAGATTATGATGGTGCATCTATATGGATGGGACATGATAACTTCTATATGTTTGATGGACAAGTTAAGAACTTAGATTGTACTGTAAGAAGATTTGTATTTGATAGATTAAACATGGACCAGAAAGATAAAATATTCTGTGGTATTAATTCTGAGTTTAAAGAAGTTATATGGTTATATCCTTCTACTAACTCTACTGAATGTGATAGTTATGTTATCTATTCTCCTACAGAAAATTACTGGACAATAGGTTCTAGTATCTTTACAACCTTTGCAGATAAGAATGTATTTAGTAATACTATAACAACAGGTACAGTAGGTACTGCTAATAATTTATATAACAATGAACCTGATGGTGTATATACAGCAGATGGTGTATCTCAACCTTCCTTTATTGAATCAGCAGATTTTGATATAGCGTCAGGTAATGATATAATGTTTTTAAGTAGAATTATTCCTGACTTTGATATAAGTGATGGTTCATTAAGTTTCTCCATTAAGACTAAAGATTTTCCTGAAAGTGGTACAGCTAGAGAGAAACCTAATCCACCACATGTTATTACTAACGCAACAACTAAGATAGATATGAGAGCTAGAGGTAGACAAGGAAGAGTAAGAGTATCCTGTAATGCAGCGAATACAAGCTGGAGATGGGGTTCAATACGTTTAGCTATACAACCAGATGGTAGAAGATAATGACAACAATGTACAATACAACTGGTTATGACCCTGGTGCTTTTTTAACTAATTTAAAAAATACAGCATTACAAAAGTATAATCAACAAATGGGAGCTTCAGGTGGAGCTGCAGATATTGCAGCAAAGACTGCAAGTTTACCTAATCCTGTATTTAGTAGAAAATATAATCCTAATCCAACAGGTTTAGATAGTTTACCTATAACTGGTCAAGAAATTTTACAAGGATTTAATAAAATTAATCCAATGGCTATGGTTATTGAAAAAGGAATAAATCTACCTGAAATTAATGAGTTAGAATATCAATATGGACCAGGATATACTGGAAAACCTTCTGATGCAAGACATATGGCAGCTGCTAATAATATTAGTAATGCTGTAAGTAATCTTATTGAAAAAGGAAGTCTTGGTCTAGTTCCAGAATCAGTTTCAACTTTTATTGGAGATGCTACACCTAATGTAGCAGGAGGAATAAAAGAATTAATATCTTTAGGATATAATGTATTACCTACTGGTGATATAACACCTTCAGAAGCTATTGATATGTTTAAAGAAGATATAGCAGCTAATTATCAAGGAAGTTTTGGAATACCTCAAAATACAATGACTGCTAAAGATATATATGAAAAAGTTTATAGTGAACCACAAGAAGAAATTAATTTTTCAGGATTACCTATTCAAGTAGGTTCTATATATCCTAGTTATTTTGAAGATAAAGAAGAGTTTGATAGAACTGGTAGAGGAGTATATGCAGGTAGACCTGTATATTATTCAGAAGGTCCTGACTTACCTCAAGGAGGTTTAGTATATTCAGGAACTGCAGAAGATTTAGAAAATTTTTATAGTAGTATGCAGTAATGGCTAGATACCCAGAGTTACCAAGATTTGTACAAACAGAAGATGATGCTAAAGAGTTCTATCGTTATGTACAACAATGGGGAGCAGCTTTAATTAATCAGTTAGATACAAGAGACCAAGAAGTAAATAGAAAACCTTCTACTAATATATATGCTGTTGTAACTATAACAGATATAGGTTTACCTAAGAAAGGTGATATAGCATATGCAGCATCAGCAGGTAAATTTAAAGGATACGTTAGTACAACAGCAACACAAGCATGGGAAAATTTAAACTAATATGAAAAACAATATTATTAAATTTCCTAAAGCTAAAAAAGAACTTGAAGAAGATAATAATGTTATAAGTAAAGAAGAAATATTAGAACAACAACACCAGCTTATAATACAACAACAAGAAATTTTAAAACAAAGAGAAAAAATACTAGAGATAATTAATGAAAAATAAATACTCACAACAAGATTATCTTAAAATCTTAAACAGTCCTTCTAGTACCTACTTTGGTTTAGTTAATAGAGGTATGGTTATTCCTAATGTAAATCGTTTAGATAAACTAAGTACTGTTATGAAAGATTTTCCTAAGACTAATACTTTTGTAGCTAATAATACATTAGCACAATCTAACCCTTATTCACCTAATCAAGTACTACGGAAGAAAAAATAATGATGATGCAACCACAACCACAATTAAATAGGATACAGCAAATGAATAATATGATGCAAAATGTCAGGAGAGATGATGGTCTTTCTAACCTTATGGCATTACAACAAATGCGACAAATGAGACAACCTCAAATGATGCAACAACCACCAACTGTATATAATGCACAAGGTGGCTTTCCTGATTTAAGTGGTGATGGTACAATAACACAAAAAGATATATTAATGGCTAAAGGTGTTATAGAGAGAAATCAAGGAGGACTTACAAGTTTACCTGTGATAAAAGCTTTTTCAGGTTTTAGAAGTTTTAAAATACCAAAACCTATAAGACAAATAGGTAGGACTGTAAGTAAAGGTGCACAAATGATTGGTGGTGCAGCTCAAGATGTTGTTGATGGAACATTGTCAGGTGTATCAAGTGCTTTAGGTGGTGGTAAAGGTACTGGTGATTTTCTTAAAACATTAGCATTAATGGCTGTAACTAATATATTAATTCCTGGAGGTGGTCCTTTAATGACTGCATTAAAAGCTTATGCTGTTCCTTCATTAGCAACTGGAGGATTAAATGAACTTACTTCAGACCCTTTAAGACAAGATAAATTACTAAGAGCTGCTGCAGCTGGAGCAATGCATTATGGAGCTGATAAGTATCAAGCTTATCAAGCTAAGAATGCACCTGACCCTACTTTTTCTGCAGATGCAGTTAAAGGTACTAGTCCTGAATTACAATATGCAGATAAATCAGGTGGTATGTCTTCTTCAACAACAGGAGGAATAGATTCTGGTAGTTTATCTAGTAATTATGCACAAAGCAATATAAATAATCCAAATATGTTTGAAAGAGGAATAGATACAGCAGGAGGTTATATAGATAAAGCAGGAAGTTATGTTGATTCTGCTGTAAATACAACTAAAGATTTTCTTGGAAAAGAAATAGTTCCAGGAAGATATGATGTAGCTCAACTTGGTAAAGATGCAGTAACAGCATATGGTACAACAGAAATTAAAAAAGAAATAGATGCAGCTAAAAAAGCATATCAAGATGCACAAGGACTATCAGAACAAATACAAGCAGAAGCTGAAGGTAGACAAATGACTGCTAGACAGTTTGCTAAAGCAGCTATAGAAGACCCAGTTAAATATTCTTATATTTATAAGTATGGAGCTAATCCACAAAGTGTAGCAGATGTTTTAAATAGAATGTATCAAGGAACAGAAGATACAGAAACTGCTCAATACTTTGAGCCTGCTACTTATACTACAGAGTCAGGAAGACTACCTGGAGAATTAGCAGCAGCTACAGGTGGTGGTATCTCAAGTATTATTAATAATGCAAGAGGACAGAATAATCAATTCTTTCAAGGACAAGTACCTAATACAACAAGAGATAAATCAGATGGTATGAGTGATAATGAAACTATGTTAATTACTGATGAGACAGGACAAAAGCCTAAAGGTATTATGAAGATAAGTGAAAAAGAATATGTTGTATCTGCTCCTGATATGGCTATACTAGGTAATGGAGACCCTAACGCAGGAGCACAAGCATTGGATGAATTTAGAGAAGGATTACGAAAAGCTGCATATGGAACTAAAGCACATCAACCTAGACTTAACCCAAGAACAGCATTACAATCATTAGCAAACAAAGCATTTGGATAAGGAGTAAAACAGAATGTCAATATTTTCACCACAGTTTCCTAGTCAACCAACTCCTGCTGGAGCAACAGTTGCTACGACTCAGTTTCCCACAGAGTTAGCTCCTTTTATAAAAGACATATTAGAAAAAGCTAAAGCACAACAATCAGATGCAAGTTATCAAGCATATACAGGACCACAATTAGCACAGTTTACAGATAAAGAAACTGCTGCTATGAATGCTATTGTAAATCAAGCAACAGGATTAGCAGGTACAGATGTAGCTCAAGCTTCTCCTTATTTTCAAGGAGCTAAGACTGCTGTTGAAGGATTAGGACAACAGTTTACAGGAGACACAGCACAACAGTATATGAATCCATATCAACAAGCTGTAGTTGACCAAGCTAAAGCTAAAGCTGTAGAAGATTATGAATCTAAGATAGCACCTGGAATAGCTGCTCAAGCAGTTGCTTCACAACCTTTTGGTGGTTCAAGACAAGCTATTGCAGAAGGAATGGCAAGACAAGACTTAACAGATAAATTAACTGAGATACAAGAGAGAGGTTCAGCAGATGCTTTTAATCAAGGACGAGCTGCCTTTGAAGCCCAGAAAGCTAGAGAGTTACAACAAGGACAACAGTTTGCTCAGTTAGGACAAACTATACCACAACAAGCTTTAAGAGATTTAGCGATACAACAACAGATAGGTGAACAAGAAAGACAACAAGAACAACGAGGATTAGATTTAGCTAAATCACAGTTTATGGAAGAAAGAGAATTTCCAACTAGAGCTTTACAAGAATACTCTGCAGTAGTTAGAGGATTTCCTTTTCAACCTTCTACTTATACAGCACAAACACAATATCAACCTACACCTTCTATAGGTTCACAACTATTACAACTTGGTGGTGCAGGATTAGGAGCTTATACACAATTTGGTGGACAACTTCCTAAACTATTTGGTGCTACTGGTGGTGGTATAGCAGATATTATACATAATCAAGAAGGAACAAATGAGCAGAATACAGGTCTTACTGAAGAGTCAGCTTTAACAACTACTTTTGAAAATAATAAAAGAGGATTTGATATAGTAAACGGAGAACGTGTACCTATAAGTTCAGAAGAATTTCATAATAGATATGGTATAGGTGGCACACAAAGAACAAATATAGAAAGTATAATAGCTCCTGAATTTTTACCTACTGAACCTGCTCCTTTTAGAATACAAATGCAAATGGAAGAAAGTGCACAAGGAGCTCCTATGGGTGGACCTTTACCTTCTCAAGAAGAAATGCAACAACAATTTTTAAATGAGCAGTTACAAAATAGACCAGCTTTTTATAATCAAGGTGGTTTAGTTACTGTTTATAATCAAGCAGGAGAGAATGACCAGAATGTAGAAGAAGACTCAAATTTAATTAATGAAACATATACAATGTCAGAAGTTCCTGAAATTTCAGGCACTAATATAATACCAGATATATCTTATACAGAACCTAGTGCATTAGATATACAAGAAAGTGCAGCTTTTTTAAAAGGTATACCTGGATTAGATACAGCTGTTAAATCATCTCTAGATAAATTAACAGAGAATAAAAGTATATATGACGCTAAAGCTTATAAAGAAGCAATAAACCCTAATAAAGGTTTATTAAAAACTACAACTTTAGCACAAAAAAAATTAGAAGAACAAAGTGACCCTACCTCTAAATATAGTTTAGATAAAGAAGAAAAAGATAAACGAGCAGCACAGATAACTTTTGGTCAAGGCATAACTAAAGCAGCTTTAAATATAGACCCTAATGCTTCTTTTGTACAACAGTTATCTGGATTAATAGGAGGTATTGGTAATGCTAAAGGTCAATCAACAAAAGAATATGATGCATTAACTGAAGAAAATATTAAAAATCAAATTAATGCAGCATCTGGTGCAGTTGAATTAAATACAAATTATTTAAATACATTAAATCAAATTGAAGAAAATGTTATTAAAGCTGATGCAGCTGAACAAAATAAACATTTAACTTTAGTTAATTCACAGATTGATAATTTAAAAACATATAATATGTTAACTGGAGATATTTATAAACATAAAGGAAATTTAGAATTAAAACTAATAGACCAAAAACTTGCACGAGCTCAAACACAACTTGACAGAGATGAATTAAAAGTAAAAAGAGCTGAAGTTATAAATAGTATTAAAGCTGCAAATGTTAAATCTGCATTAGAATCTATTCAAACTAATACTGATAAAAATTATAAACTAGGTAGTTTAGAACTAGAAGGTAGAAAAATATTATTAGATTATAATGCTACTATTAGTGCATTAGATAAAGATAAAATATTAGATGCTGATGATGGTAAAAAAATTATGCAAATAACTCTTAATTCTTTTGGTTACAGATATAATGATGAGAATCAATTAGTTGGTGAGGGTGGTTCAGCTATAGAAAATCCAAGAGATTTAGCAGCTTTTAATGCTGCATTATCTTATGCTATAGGTGAAGCAGGTGTATTAAAAGCTAGTGGTAAAGCTGTATTAGATTCTGAATTACTAAATAATATTCAATCTTTTCAAGAAAATAGAGCAACAGGATTAAGTCCAATACTAAGAGCTGCTATTCCTATGAATACAGCTGTTAAAACAAAGTTGACAGAAGAATATAATAAGTTTGTTGGAACTAGAAATGAATTTAATGCTTATATAATAGGACAACTTTCTAATCAAGATGGAACTTATAATCCTACTAATACTTTAGGAATTGAACTTAAAAATATGGCTGCAGACCAATGGCAACAATTAAGTAAAGCTATACAAAGTGGACAAAGAGTAATACCACGAAATACAAGGAATAAATAATTGACAGAAAATAAACAATCTTTATTTAATATAAATGATTTTATTACTAAAAAAGATTTTTTAGATAACTCTACTCCTAGTTTAAAAACTATTAATAATAATAGTGTAGGAAAAAGTTTAATAGAAATGGATAAAATATTAAATAATGTTCCTTCATCTTCTATTAGTTCTACACCTATACCAGTAGAAAACACAGGAGAAATTTCTCCTAGTTTAAAAAATATATTAAACTCATATAATATTAAACCTCCTGTAGATTCTTCTCCTGTTGTAGATGAACCTAGTGAAAAAGATAAATCATGGTCTGAAGATGATTTAAGAAAAGATAAAGGTTGGATTAATAATGCAAAAACTATTTATAAGTATCAAAAAGGTAAAGACTTTGAAGGTACAGATAAAGAAGTTGCATCTTGGTTATTAAATAGACATACAAGATTAGGTAATAACTTTACTAACTTAGGTTTAACAGCAGCTCAAGCAGATAACATGGATGAAGATGTAAAGAATGCTTGGGTAGATTCTATTGAAAAATATGAAAACTCTGATTGGACTTTACGTGGATTCTTTAAGGGAGCTTTTTGGTCTGTTGCTGATTTACCTACATTATTATCAGGTGGTTCATTACTCTTAGCTAAACAACTAGGAGGAAAGTATGCAACAGCTGTAGCTAAACATAGCTTTAAAGAAATGTTAAAAAAGAATTTAAAAGATAAAACTATTAAAGAAGGTGGACGTAAATTAAGTAAAGACCAGATAGCAGAAGTAAGTAAACAGACAGGTAAAGAAGTAGCTAAACGACAAGCTAAAACTGGTGCAGTTATAGGTCCAGCTTATAGTGGTTTGTATGATGTTATGTATCAAGATTATAAAGGTAAGATAGATGAAGAGTATGAGTATAATCCTTATAATACTGGTATAGCATTAGCATTTGGTCTTGGTTTTGGTACAGCTGCTCCTGTTGGTTTTACTCGTGCAGGTGAAAAACTATTTCGTAATAAAAGAGTAGAGAAAGCTTTTGCTAATCCTGATGAATATACACGAGAAATAAAATTAAAAGATGCAGATGTATTTGACACTGATGAAGAAAACTTTTTAGCTAAACAACAAAAAGAAGGAGTTACAGCTCCTAATAAAAATACAGATACTCAAGATATTTTAAGTGCATTAGTAGCTCAAAAAAAAGTTGAAACAAATGGTAAAAAATTAAAAATTTTAACAGAAGGTTCTGGAGAATATAAAGAAAAAGCAAATCAAACAGACTTAGGTAATGATATAGATGATGGAGGTATTTTACAAAAAGATAAAAGAGGTAGAAACATAAAAGTAAATTATAAAGCAATACCAGAAAAAAAATATTTAGAAAAAATATTACCTAAAGATACAGAAATAAAAGCTAAAGATTTAGCACCAGTTGAAGAAAATGCACCTAAAGGACAGTTTGCTTTAGATTCTGAAGTAGGACAAGCAGACTTTGATGTAGTACTTGGAGCTAATTTTTTAGGACAATTAAATCCTGCTCAAGCAAAAGTACAAATAGAAAAAATGGCTGATAGTGTAAATGCAGGTGGTGATTTAGTTGTTAATGTAGGTAAAAGAAAACAAGGCAAACCAATAAGTGAAACAATTATTACAAAAGGAGATAAGACACTTAGAACAGGTGAAAGTAAAAAACCTGGTGAAAAGTCTAAAGATTTTACAGAAGAAATTACTGAACAAGATACAGTACTTGCAAAAGAAGAAATTGGTGTTAATAGTAAACAAGTTAAAGCTTTATTAGAAGATAATTTTGAAGAAGTAAAGCCTGTTAGTTGGGACAAAAAAAAGAAAACTTATGTAGATGATAAAAATTCAGATATTTTTATAGCACGTAGAAGATATACTGTTGATGCTAATTTACTTGGAAATGAAAACTTAACAAATAAAGATTTTACTTTTAAAAAGTTATTTAGTTTTGGACCTAAAATAAATAAAGATAAGATTAAATTAAATTTTACACAAAGTGCAGGTCTTCCTAAAGAAATATCTGAAGCTATAAAAGTTGCTAATAGATTAACAGAAACAATAAAACCTAAAATTAGAAGAAAAATAAAAGTTTTTAATACTGCTGTTCGTGAAACAATAGAGACAGTAGGTGATGGTAGAAAATGGAAAGACATGACTCCTAAAGAAAGAGACTATGTTAATCATATAACAACACAAATATTTCGTGGTAAAAATAAATACATATCTCCTGATGGAGATAAAAAATATAGTCGTCTTGATTATGTAAAAGGAAAAGATAAAACATTAAGAAATGCTGACTTTGATGATTTAAATGCTGACCCTATTGAAAGTATTTCTCCTAGAGTTATAAAAGCTATTGAAGATTTACGTAAAGATATAACTACCTTGCAAAAAAAAGCTATTAAAGAAGGACTTATTGAAAAAAATACTCCATTATTAGCATCATTTAAAAAAAGTATGGGAGAAGGTACAACTGTTGATAATATAGATTTACATGTTCATAGACAATATAGAATAATTGACGATAAAGGATGGAGAAAAACACTTAAAAAGTTTTATCCTGAACGTATTGCAAGAGCTAAAAAATATTTTAAAAGTAACTTAGATAATGATACTGAGTTAGCAAAACTTTCAAATTCTATAAAAAACTATCAAGACTTAAAACCTTATTTTAAAGAAATAATTTTACTTGATGAAACTAAACCTAAAGATGCAAAACGTATTGCAGAAATATTAAATGCAAAAGAGGTTAAGTCTAAAGGTATAAATAATGTACAAGACTTTCAAGCTAAATTTGTAAAATCTGAAGAAGATTCATTAGATGAATTAGTTAATTCTTTTTTAGATAAATATTCTCCTGAAGAAGTTTCTTTTTTACGTAATAAAGGTGATTTTAATAATATTAAACCAGATGCTGATATTTTTACTAGTCCTTCTGCAAAAATTAGAAATACATTTTATAAACGAGGTAAAGTTCCTTCTCCTTTAAGAAGTTTAATGGGAGAGTATCAGAATGTAGAAGATAATTATGTACAAACTTATTATAAGTTAGCACAAAATGTAGCAAACTATAAAATGGAAAAAGATATACAACGTATATTAAATAATAGTATTAATCCTGAAACTATGGAAAGTAGTTTATTTCCTAATGTAAAGTTTATTAGAAAAGAAGGAGATGTTTCTGTTGCTGCACCTGAAGGATATGCATCTTTAACAGATGCTACTAGATTACCTCAATTTACTAAAGGAATAAATGTACCTCTTAGAGAAATAGACCCTAAGTTTCAACAGAAACCAACAGAACTTTATGTTCCTGAAGTTATTGCTGATGCAATTAAAAATGGTAATGATGTCAAACCTTTACAAGCAGATGGTTTTTTAGGAAATGCATGGAGGTTTTTAATAGGAGCTCAAGCTTATAGTCGTTTAGCTGTTACTGCTTTACGTCTTAGTGCTTATCCTAGAAACTTTGCAGGTGCAGGTATTAAATCTTTAGCTAATGGTAATCTTAGTGCTGAAGCAGTAAGAGAAGCTAATAAAGTATTTAAAGTTCTTAAAGGTTTTGATGACCCTAAATTTAATAGTTTATTTATGAAGCTTACAGATTTAGGATTAGTAGGACAAAGTACTAGAGCTGCTGATATAAGAAGTGCTTTTAATGAAGCAGCTGATAATCCTCTTAGACTTTGGACTATGGATTCTTTAACTAATACACAAGGATTAAAAGATAATCCTGTTAAAAGTGTTAAAGGTTTTTTAGATAAAAGCCAACAATATTTATTAGATAGATATCAGTTAATGGATGACTATTGGAAAGTCTACACATGGGTAGCTGAAAGAAATAAATATAGAGAAGTTTTATTAGATGACCCAGAAATACTTGGTACATATAAAATTGGTCAAGACAAGATAGCTAATTTTAATGGTAAAAAAGTTGGAGATGTTATTAGTCCTGATGATATTAAAAGAGGTTTTGATAGTGATGAGTTAGATGTAGCAAAAGGTAAATACAAAAAAGTTACAGTTAGTTATTTAGATGACTATGCTTCACAAGTAGTAGCTAGACATATGGATAACTATGGAGAGTTATCTAGATTTTTAAAATCAACTAGAAGATTTCCAGTAGCTGACTTCTTATCTTATAAAGCTGAACAAGTACGAACTACTTGGAATACATTAGAAGATGCTTTATATGATATTAAACGAGGAATACAATTACAAAGTGAAAGTGGTGGTACTAGAGGTGGTGCTCAATATATGGTAGGACTTAAAAGATTAGGTTCTATTATAGCAACCTTTGGTATAAACTCTTCTATGCCTGCTGCTATAACATACTTTACATTAAGAGAAGGTTATGAAGAAAATGGTAGTGATACTATTAAAATAGATGGTAAACTATATGAAAATCCTGTAACAGTAGACCAAGCTATGAAAGATATTTCTCGTGCTGATTATCAAAAAGGTGCAGCTTTTGTTCCATTAGGAAAACAAAGAAAAGATGGTACATATTCAGCATTAGATTATAATCGTATTAATCCTTTTGCTCCTTTACAAGAAAACTTTAGTATTATTATGCAAGCATTTGAACAAGGTGGTTTAAGTCTTTCAGAAAAATTAAGTGAAACTATGAAGACAACTATGGTTAGATTATATGAAGAGCTTGGTCCTAGTATGGTATTAAAAGCTTTAATAAATGTATCTCAAGGACGAGATGAATTTGGTAGACCTCTTTCAAATGCTTATGAAGACCAAGAAGCATCAACAAAAGCAACAGCATATTTAAAAGAAGCTGGTAAAGTACTTGTACCAGGAATAGGTAGAGATATAAATTCACTTAGAAAAGTTTTAAAAAAAACTGAAGGTAAAACTTTTTTTAAATATAAAGATATAGAAGGAGAAGAAAGAAGAGAATCGAGAAGTGCAGGAGGATTTCGTAAAAAACCTGTTGATGAAGTATATAAAGCTGTTGGTATTCCTATAGTTGATGTACAACCTTTAGAGTCTATGCCTTTTAAATTTGCTAATTCATTAAAAACTATTCAAAATAGTTCTAAAATATTTTTAGATGAGTTAGTTACAGATGAAACTTTAGATGTAAATAGAATTGTAGATGCATATAGAAAAGCTTTATTAGAAGAAAAAAAAGGATACAATGATTTAAGTTTTGGTTTAATAAAAGCTAAAAGAATTATGTCTAATGAAGAAATAACTAGAAGTCTTACTCTTAATAAAAGTGACCCTTCAAAATTTAATACTTATTTTAAAAAAATATTAAAGTTACCTTCTAAATATAAAGTAAGTGATGGCTTACAACCTAACTCAAAACAAATAGATACAAGATTAAGAAAAATAAGATACAATAGAAGAGGAAAAAATTATCCTAAAGAATTTGACCAAATAAGACCATTATTAAAAGAAGTATATAACAGTATTAATGGTTCTGAATATAGTTATGTAAGTAAATTAAAACCAAAGGAGAAAGATTAATGCAGGATATGACTATGATATGGAATGCTGTCTTAACTATGGCTATTGGTGGATTCTTGTGGTGGATACGTTCTACTTCAGCTTCTATATCTAAAGTCAAAGATGAGGTACATGCAGCACGAGAACATGTAGCCTTAACATATGCAACTAAAGAAGATGTTAAAGATGATTTACAACAACTCCTTCAAAGATTTGATAGACTTGAAGGTAAAATAGATGACATGATAAGGAGACAATCTAATGGCAATTAAAAAAGTTAAACCTCCTAGAGCTATGAAAGTTAAAACTCTTGTAGGAAGAAAACGTGGTAAAGGAGAAGGATTAACTAATGAAGAAGGATTAACTAAAGGTTCTGGACTAATTACTAAAAAAGTAGGAGAGAATTTAAAACCTGTTAAAGAAATTGTAACAGGAAAGAATATAAGAAAAACTATTATGGCTAAAGAAGGCTCATCAAAAAACAAACAAGGAGAAACCAAAGTGAATACTTATCAACAACAAAATGAAAAGAAATCATCTCAACAACAAAATAAAAAGAAATTATCATATCCAAAAACAACAGGAGAATTTAAAATAAATCCTAATGATACTTTAACTCAAATATCTAAATTAACTGGCAAAAGTATTAAAGAAATAAGAGAACTTAATCCAGATATTGTAGATGCAAATAAGATTAGAGCTGGAGCTGGACTAAAAGGATTAGGTAAAAGGTCTGATTATACTAATACTGATAATGTTAAAGCTAAAAAAACTAAATTAGTATTAGGTGCTGGTAGAGATAATAAGCCAGCTAAAAAAATGTCTAAGACTATAGATATGGGTGGTAAGAAAAAAACTACTCAAGAAATTAATAGAAAGTTAAGAGCAAAAGTTAATCCTAAAAGACCTACTACTAATATCTTTAAAGTAAAAAAAGGAGAGAGCACTACAAAAGCAGCAGATGCTAAAAGAAAAACTACAGGTAGAGGTTTAACAGTAAAAGGAAAAGCTACTCCTAGAAAACTTTCTAATGAAGAAAGAAGAAAGCAAGAAAGATTAAAGCGTTCTTTTAGAGCAGCCAATCAAATGAAAGAAGGTCCAGGTAGAGATAGAGCTATGGAAAGAGCACGTAAATATATGCGTAAATCTTTACGTGGTAAATTAGTAGATGGACCTAAAGCTGCTGAAAGATATGCAGAAATACTTGGTACTAAAAATAAAAATATAAAAGTTGCTAATAAAGCAACTGGTAGTAATGCTTCTGATTATACAGAAATTAGAATGAATACAAAATCTAAAGGTAAAGGTGCAGGTGCAGCTTTAAGAGGAATGGGAAAGGTAATAATTTAATGAACAACAAAAGATGGAAGTATTTTTCAGAAGATGAGCTAAGATGTAAAGGTACTGGTGAAGTTAAAATGATGGAAGAGTTTATGAATAAGTTAATTCTTCTAAGAGAGAAGCTTAATCAACCTATGGTTATTAGTTCTGGATATAGAACACCTGAACATAATGAAAGAATAGGTGGCTCAAAAAAATCTGCTCACATTTTAGGTAAAGCTGTAGACATTGTATGTTCTGGTGAGAAAGCACATGCTATTCTTACCCTTGCATTAGAGCTGGGGTTCACAGGTATAGGTGTTAAACAGCATGGAGACCATAAAAGTAGGTTCATACACCTTGATACAGTCAAAAGTGGCGTAGAAGGCATACCAAGACCATGGGTTTGGTCTTATAAGTAGCTGGTATGATTGTAACTAAAAGGACTTTACATGCACTCTATGAGCTTTATATGGAACAAATTTTAAACAATGAGGAATAAATGGACCCAATTACTGCACTTGCTGCAGCAACCACAGCATTTAACGCAATTAAGAAAGGATTCTCTGTTGGTCGTGATGTAGAAAGTATGTCTAAAGATTTAGGCAGGTGGATGGGTGCTATACAGGATGTAAAAGATGGTCATAAGAAAAGTAAAGGTAGGTCGTTTGGCTCTGTTGAAGAAGAAGCTTTGGAAACATTTGCTGCAAAGAAAAAAGCAGAGCAGATGGAATGGGATTTACGTAATTTTGTTAATTTGTCTCATGGTCCTAATGCTTGGAATGAAGTAATAAGAATACAAGCAAGTATAAGATTAAAGAAAAAAGAAGCTATAGCAGAAGCTAAAAGAAAACAAAGACGTATGATAGAGAATACTATTATAGGTGCTTGTTGTATATTTTTTTTAGGAGCAGTAGGTGTAGTTTTATATATTGTATTTAGTCTAAGATAAAGTCACACTTTTTTAATAATGTTATTACTTTTTCTTTTCCTAATATTTTTAAAGAAGCTACAATCTTTTCCTCTAACTGTTCAGGAGTATTTATATTTTCTTTATCGCTTTTATTTCCTCGTATTCTTGACAGTAGTTCTAAAGCTTTTAACGCACTGTTCCCATTATTGTTTGCTTTAGCTACAGTATATTGAGCTTCAATCTCAGACACAACATCTACATCCGTAGTTAATTCTTTTTCTAACTCAGCTATTCTTTCCTGTACTTCTTCGTTCTGAAGAAGACGATACCCTTGATTATAAGCAGACTCTTTAGAGTATCCAGCAGTACGTGCTGCATCAGTTGCATTTCTATTTAAGCAATATGCTTGTGCAAACTTTTCTTGTTTATCATTAAGTGACATAGTAATTTATTATTCCATTTAAATATATTGATAATGATATTCCATTTACTATAAGTAGTGCTCTATCATTCCATATTAATCCTACTATAGTCCAACCTAATAAACCAAAAGAACTAATAAATAAATTAATAGGATAAATGTTTTGAGCAGTAAACAGTATACCTATGATAAGTATAATAGAAGATACCCATTTAAGATACCAGTCTTTAGTCTTATAAGGTGTTGTTTTTTTTAGTTCTGCCATAACTTAGTAAACTCTTTTAACTCTGAGTACCCACCTACCTTCATAAATATTTGAGGTACTGTTTTATATCCTGATTGTTTAAATTTTTTTAATTTTTCAGGTGTATCTAATAATCTTTCTTCATACTCCCATTCTTTTTCTTTCATTAAATCTTTAGCTAGATTACAAAAATTACATCTATGTTGTGTGTATATAATAAACTTAGCCATCTTATATTACCTGCATTAATCCTATGATAATGCACCATACTAGTATTTCCATTATTTTTCTTCCTTTTGTTTTGGTGTATAAATTAAATAAAAAGTCCTACAGTTAGGACAAGACATGTTTGTTTCAATAGCATAATCTTCTGTATCTTCATCACAGTCATGGTCACCTCCCCATATTAATTCTGTATCACAATTCCAACATCTCATTGATACATCCTTACATTAGGTTTAGTTGTATCTATTGTAACAGGTTTACATATACCAGTATATCTTTTTTTAGTACCTGGTACAGCAGGTTGTTTACTTATTCTAGTAGCAAAATATTTACATCTATTAATATCACGAAAATGCATATCACTTTGTTGCACAGCATCACCTAAATAAATTACTAATAGAAATACAGTAGTCATTATTTAAGGTTATCTCTTGCTATATTCTTAGACTTTTCAAAAGACCTCATGGCTCCGAGTCCTAGAAGCGACATAACTAAAGTTACTAAACCTTCTACTTCTAGTTCTGGTGGTACCATCTCTGGATACCACATCATAGCACCCCATGTTAATATAGGACCGACAAAGAATTGCCAAAGTAAACCAAGACAACAGACCCACATTATTGCAGGACGAGCTCCACTAACAAATATACTAGGATGTTTAGCTTGTTCTTTATTAATATCTATTTGACCTTTTGCTAGTTCTTGTGCATGCTTCTCTGCCATAGTTGCAATAGAATGTGCTAACTTATTCTTCTGGTCTTTATCTTCTATAAATTTACCCAGCAGTTTTGTTGCTGGACCTATCAGACTTAGTAGTGCCATCTTCTTCTCCTTTAATACAAGTACCAACTATTCCTTTAGTTGATTGCCATGTTAAATAAATTTTTAAATGTTTATGTTTTTGTCTTATCTTATGACATTGATTAACCCACCATTCATTATTAAATAATGATACGTGTACGTTTCTACCTTTATGTTTTCCTTCTGGAAAAGTTTTAATTGCAGCTGCACCACAGACATTTAAGAATACTATCTTAGTTGCATGACTATATATTTTATCCATAACCCAATCTAAATCTTGAGAAGGTACATGTTCTAATACATCTGTAGAAATAACTGCATCATACTGTTTAGTAGGTGGTTCAGCATGTTCTAGATAAGCAGGGTCATATAAAGAAAATTCTGTAATACCTAAAGTATCTTGAATAGGTTCTTTTAAATCAGGATATTTACTTCCTTTATCTGCTTTTTTAAAATCTTTAGTATATAGTAAACCTTTACCACATCCATAATCTAAAAAACTTTTAATTTTATTTTCATCAAATATGCTTTTAATAATATAAGTTAAAGGTATTAAACTTATACCCATAAAAGCTCGTTCATCTTTATGCATTATTTTATATGCATCTATAAGTTCTTCGTATTCTTGTGAAGGAATAACATTTGGTTCTGGGTAATTACTCATTAAATGTCCTTTCAAATGAAGGTTGTTTTGCTCTTTGTTCTTGAGATAGATTCCATAGTTCACTTATTAAAGTATCTTTACCATGAAAGTTTATACACATCTCTAAAACATTTTCATTAAATATCTTTTCACAATCTTGTGCCATAGCTAAAAGCTCACCAGTAGTCCAAAAGTTTTTATCTTTAACAGCTACTTTAAAATACTTAGGTCTTGGCTCTTCATCATCAGCACCAGTTGTTTCTTTTTTCATATCATCTGTAGGTTCATTCATACAAGAATCATAGCCAAACAAATCAAACTGCCTGAATCCCATAGTATGCATAATACCAATAGCTCTCATTGCTGCACAAGTACCACCTGTAATTAATGTAGAACCTTTAGGTATACCTAGTTCTTCATTAAGTGTTACTTGATTATTTACTATACCTTTCTTTTGTTCTTCTGGGTCACGTAATGATTCTGTAAATGCATGCCATCCCCATATGTCTGCTTTCTTTTCTATTAAATAATTAGTAACAGAAGGGTCAGTCATAGATGCAACAAAGAATTTAGTTGTTGGATGTATAGTTTTAAATAGTTCTTTTCTTACTACACCATGAGTACTTGTACCAGTAATAGGTCTAGGGTCTAGTACTATACAAGCCCAAGGTTGTATACCATGCTCTAATAATTTAGGATAAGAATGTTTAACAGCTATAATTTTTTTCTTAGGATTATTGTATATAAAATCAGATAACTTTTTATAGTCTGTAAATGGACCACCTGAAACTACAATAGCACCTTGTTGATTCATTGGATATTTAGATAACCATTTATCTTTATCTATAAGTTTCATGTTAGCTTTAATATTATTTCTAATATAATCTTTAGGAACACAATCTCTAGGATTAACTACAATAGGTACATTTAATAATTCTTTAGGTGGTTTATCTAAATCTTTACCATGTAATATTAAATTTAAATGTGTGTGTCCTCCTCCTCTAACTCTATCTCCTGAAGGAAGAACATACTTTTTTATTTCTTTATCTATAGATTTAAATACTTCATTAGTTCCTTTAAACTTTTCTTCTACATCATTCTTATCTTTATCAGCTAAGAAGTAATGGTCCATCATTACAATAGGTATATGTTTTAAACTATCGTAATCACTCTTAGCAGTAGGTATACTATTACCACCACCTATTAAAGCAAAGTCTATAGTAGGAAGAAACTTAAATAAATTTTCTTGTTTTAAAGTTTCTCTTGAGTTACCTTTAGTTAAAACAAAAGTAAATGTTTTCTTTTTTTCTTTCATTTTATCTTTAAACTCAGTTAATCTTTTGTCTACAGCAGCCATAGTATTATGTGCTTTAACATTAAACTCTTCTAAGTCTGTCTCTGTAGTCCCATCTTCAAACAAATCATAACCATAGTATTCTACTTTATCTGTATATTCAAAAGCAGTTAAAGCCATTTCAATAGCACGTCCTGCATTCCATGTACCAACTTCTAAAAAGTTTTTAGGTTTATAGTGACGTATTACTTCAGCTAATTGTTTATATCTATTAGGCATTATGTCAGGACTTGTTTCTTCATTAGATAAATCAAATAATCTATTACCTTCTTTATCTCTTAATGGTAATGTAGAAGGATTAATATTACCATTAAAATGTAGAATCGTATCAGTAATACTTTCTAATGTAACAGCTTTTAATCCATGTGTTAAATATATATTCATTAATCTTTCTGTAATAAATGCATCATGCCATTCTCTATATTGAAATACTTCTCCTGCTACATATGCTTTTTTTAAATCCATAAGTAAATCATATGTTGCTTGATGATTTAAATTAAAAGCCATGACAGAAGAATCAATACCTTGAGTACCATCTTCATAACTACGTAATCCTCTATATGCTATATGTGCATCTTCAGGTAGCATCTTATCTAAGTCAGCTTCAGTTAATCTTTTATTTACATAAGAGTCTGCATCAATCCATATTAACCAACCTTTTTTATACACAGCTTCTGCATGTTTAGTTAATGCAAATACTTTATGACTATTTCTTTTAGCATCTAGTTTAATATTATATGTTATTTGTCCACCTTCTGTACCATCATGTATAGAATGCATTTCTTTAAATGTATTATACTCTTTAATATCATTAATACTTTTATAAGAAATAGAATCTTTTTTAATTAATTTATAAGAGTCTATATTACAATCGTGATAGTAGCAGGTTAAGTTTAATGCAGGTTCAAATTGATTGTCTATAGATTTAATTAAATGATGTCCTATATTCTTATAAATAGTTTCATTAAAAGAAGTTACAAAGTTGTACTTACTCATATTAGATAGTCCTTATCTTGTGGTAGAATGCCATTATATTTTAACCACTTAGCATCATTACACCATTCAACAGCATATTTATTATCTTGTACTCTTGTTCCACCCCAGTCCTTAAACCAAGGTCCACCTGTAGTAAAGTGTACATTCTTAGCTTCTAATTTTTCATTTGAGTGTCCATCTAACCAGTTCCATTCTTCAGGTAGAGTTCCTATATCTGCTTCTTTATCTGGTAACCATTGAAATGTATGCAGCCATCTTCCTGTTTGAGTATTGATAGCATCTACTGTAAGTTTTTCATTATAGTGATGTGAACAATTAAACATCATAAGACTAGACCAGTTCTTTCTTGCATAAGGTTCTTGTACTTTACCATCCATTTTAGTTCCTTTAGGTGGTTCATACTTATGTTTAACACACCATAATGGATAATAATTATCTTGACACATGTCAAATAATTCTGTTATATCAGTTCTAATATACATATCACAGTCCATATATAAAGCTAAACCTTGATACATATTTAAATGTGGTACAAGAAATCTAGTAAAACTAAAATCAGTAGAGAAAGGTTTACCATCTATTTCATCAAAAGATTGTCCTCCTATTGAGTTAGATTTTCTAGTATATAATCCCATTCTTGAAACAACATCTTTTTTAATTGGTACAACACGTACACCTTTAGTTGCTATTCTTTCTATTGAAAACTTTAAAACTTCATAAGCTGTATGTTCTCTTGAATCATAACCAATGTATACTGTATTAGTCATTTCTTTTCTTATCCTCATGCTATCTCCTGTATATAATATTGTAGTGTTCTAATTATAAATCATTTATATATTAAAGTCAACAAATATTTATATATCTACTAACTCACATGAACCTGCAGTGCATGCTAACTCTTGTGAACCTTTTGTTGTATCTTCTTTCTCAAACTTACTAAGCTCAGACCAGTTAATATTCTTTGGCATTTTAGCTGCAAGCTCTTCATATGTAGCTTTATCTATGTCTTGATAAGGTGCTTGTTGATATGTATGGTCAGAAAAAGGTAAGAAAGATATACCAGATAGTGCATCAAAGTTATCCCAACACCAATTACCTACGTTAATCCATTCATGTTCTTTAACAGATATAGTTACTGAAGGTTTATGTTCACACCAATGCTCTGCATAACACTTCCATATCTCTAGCTGTTCTATAGCTGTCATATCATCTCTGAATACAGCATTAGAATCTGCTTTCATAGGAAAAGAAAATACAGAATTATTTGGCTGCATTACATCATCTTCACAAGGTATACCCTGGTCTTTCATAAATTCTGTTAGTGGGTCTTTCTTATCTCCTCTAACTGTTCTTATGTAATAAGGATTATGTCTAGCATGAATACCACTAGCACTATCTACTAACTGACTAACTGTGCCTGAAGGTTTAACACAAGTAATAGCTGTTGATTGTGGTATGCCTAACTTCTCTGACCACTCTTTGTTTACTGTTACAGCTTTTTGTTTCATATCTTGTAGTGTTTCTGGTAACGTACTTCTCATTCTAGATAGTATACTATTATCCATAATACCTGTTAATGATACACCAAGTAATCTTTCTTCTTCTGTATTATCTTTCCATCTCTTTCTTAGATAACCAAAGTTAGTAAGTGTAGCTTGTATTGTACCTAATATAGTAGCTACTTCTATTTTATTCTTTAATGTTTCTACTGTATCAGTAGGTCTACATACTACCTCAGTTAAGTTACAAAACTGATTAGGTCTAAGTATAATTTCACTACAAGGATTAGTACCAAATGCATAGTCTGATTTACGTCTACCATTCTCTTTAGCTTTTGCTTGAGCTGATACTCTACTAAAGATACCACGTTCACCTGATTTACTTTCATATAAAGCTAACCATTCTTTCATAAAAATACCTACATCAGGTTTCTCTGTATAAGCTACTGAGTTATTAGCTAATGCTCTTTCAGGATTTGTCTCCCACCAAGCACCAGACTTAGCAACTCTTAATCTCTGGTCTGATAAATTAGATAGAGATATAAGAGCTGACCTACGTACACCACCAACAACTACAACTTCACCTGTTTTACATACAATATCGTGACACTCCATAGAAGATAACTTTCTACCTTTAGCTTCTTTAAATTTATTAATAGTAAAATCAATTAAATTAAGTAATGGTTGAGGACCACTAGCTCTTCCTCCAAATGTTTTTAATCTTGCACCTGCAGGTCTTATTTTATTTGGGTCTATTTTAGGTACTCTATTAGTATAAAGAAAAGATATTAAATCTCTAAATGCTCTAGCCCATCCTTCTTTAGAATCAGCTATAGATATTACATCTTCTGTATGTTCAAACTCTCTATCAGGTATAGTAGGTAGTTTAGAAACTCCTTCTCTTTCAACAGAAAAACCTACACCTGTACCATTCATAAGTATATAAAGTATCTCATCAAAAGAACGAGGACTATCTATAGGTACATAAGAACAATTATATCCTGATATGTTTTCTCTTTCTAGTGCTGGACCTGCTGTCATTAATGCTCTCATTGAAGGCATAACTTGTAGTCCTATAATACTATCTTCTATTCTTCTCCATACTTCAGGAGGTAATACTACACCTAAGTTTTTATCTAAATGTCCTTGCATAAAATTACTAAACCTAGATACTGTTTCAATCCAGCTTTCTCTTCTACCTTCATCAGGTAACCAACGTGCATATCTAGATGCATGTATAAATGTTTGATAGTCTGTAGGTAAATAATTACTCATTATTAAACTGCTCCTTATATTTTTCTATTGCTAACTGTAGACAGTGAATTCCTTTTTCATAATCTTCAATTACATTTCTACCTTTATTTTTATGCCTAGCTCTTGTTATATATTTAATACTATTTCCTTCTAAAAAAGTTAAATTGTTTGCTACAATATAATCTACAGGTTGAATCTTTAAATTTTTATAATGATTTCCTCCTACTTGTTTACCTCTTATAGCAACTTCTTTTAAATTTGTTTTATTAAAATCTTTTTTATCTTTAACTGTTTCTCTTATTGCATCATCCATTTGTCCCATTTTATTTTCCTTTTATAATTTTGATAAAAAATAGGCTACTAAAACAATTAGTAACCCTATACATATTCCTACTAGTAAAAAAAATATATTAACATCATAACTTGAATTGAAGTATAACATTAGTACATTCATAGTCAACTCATTTAGATAACAACTTATTAATTCTTTTTCTTACATACTTAACTTCTTTTGATTGTAAAACTTTATATGCAAATCCTCTAACATATTTAGAATCTAAGTTAGCACTATCACATATGTATTCAAAGTTAGAACAAGTAACACCTACAGTAGAAAAAAACCATCCTTTAGCTTGGTCTCTAGCTACAATACTTATTTCAGTTTCATTAGATGCTTCAGGTTTTGTTGCATCTAGTAATGCTTGAAGTATTACTGATAAGAATAAAAGTCTTTCAGTAGGACAATCACTAAATGATTTCTGCAAATATTCTGTGTATAGTATTTCTTGTTTTTCTTTCATTAATCCACTCTTCAGGTATCCCTTCTCTTAAAGAACAATATTTAAAATTGTGTCTGATGCACCAACTTGCATTAGTCATCTTACCACCTTTATATAATTTAGCTTTTGGATTATCAAATATAAATCTTATATCTAATTCTGGTTTTTGTTTTTTTATAAACAAATGTTTCTTTCTATCTTCTCTTACGAATCTACCTTTAACTTCTAATATAATTCCATTTTCTTTTAATATAAAATCTGGAATATATCTTTTATGTTCTAACCATTCGTATTCTATTTTACCTTTTTCATATTCATGAGCTATCTTTTTATCTATAAGTAAGTTGTATATCTTTTCTTCTGACTTACTACGAAACATTTACTTCTTCGACATTAGGTAATTTTTTAACTTGTGTAAGATGTCTAATGCCTTTTGAATATTTAAAACCACGTAGTCCCTTACCCTCATTAGCATCAGCCCAACATTCTCTTTTATAAGAGCAGTATACGCAACCAATCGAAAGTTTAAAGTTACCACTAACACCATCAGGTACATCAGGGTAGCACCTCTGAGGTTTAATATCTTGTACCACAACTTTTTTAAGGTGTTTAATCCTATCTTTAGCATTTATCATCTCCATATCATGTAGTTTAAGTAAAGCAAGTGAACCATTCTGTTTATCAATAGCAAAGAAAGCAGCTTCTTTATCTCCATGAGCATCAGCATAAGCTGATATCTGTGCTATGTAACCGAAAGGGTCTTCTTCTCTTAATGTACCATGACTAAATTTTTTAAAAGAAGAAGCTGATGCACTCTTAACATCAACTAATACTCCATCTATTCTACAGTCTTGATGTCCTACAACACCTTGTACTTTAACTTCTTTCTGTTCTTCCGTAACAGTATGTCCTGCTAGTTTAGTTAAAGCTATAAGTAAAGACTCTAACATATGTCCATATAAAAACTTTATTCTAGTAGCAGGTGTAAATTGTTTTTCTTTATTAGTGTTCTTCATATCATACCATAGTTGTCTGTCTGGTTTTCCTATAGCAGATAATCTTAAATTATTTTTTCCTCTAGGTTCATTATATAGATAATCAAAAAGACATTCTTTTATTTCTTTTCCTAATTGTTCTAGTATTTTATTTGCTTCTGTCTTAGATAAGTTTGGTTTGTTTGCTAAATCAAATAGTCTATAAATATCTTCTACTAATGTATCAATGTTTTTCATGTGTAAAAAAAGGGAGTAGTAAAATGAACTAAAACTACTCCCTATCCCTTCAGTTAGGAATTATGCAAAAGCTGCAGAAGTATCTTCATTTGATGTATATCCATCTTTAACTACATCAAAATCTTCTTGTGGTCCTGAATCATAAGGTACAAGGTCTGTTACTTGTACTGATTTTAAATCAGCTGATGTACCTTTTCTACCTTTAAACTCCCAATCGTATGTAGAGTATAGTACATTAACTAAGGAACCATTTCCTATTAGTGTATTGATAAGAGGTCTCTTTTGAGCATCTACTACAATAGGTGCAGCATTCTCATTACCATCTTTTCTTTTCACTTTTCTTTTTACTGTTACAAAATCTCCTCGGTCATCACCTTTGTTCTTAATAGTAAGTCCATCAGCTTTAACCATTTCAATGTTCTTTTTATCTAAGTTACAAACATCAAGAGTCCACACACCATCTGCATCAAATGTTGTATTAGGTGATGTAATGGATGCCCAATAAGCTTTTCCTGTTATAACTGTCATATTTAATTAACTCCTTTTTACTGTTATAAGATACATAATCATGTACCTTTTGTTATTAATAAATTTATTATTATATATTTAATTATTATTGTCAATACTTTTTTTAATAATATCTGAAGAAAAAATATTCTGGATATTCATTAGATACATTTTACTTGCATTATGGTCTCCACCAGATACTGTTTTCTTATTAGTTGTTTGTTCTACAATACGTCTAAGCATATCAGTTTTAAAAACTAATGTTGCATATACGTCTTCATTTATACATAGATTATGAAACCAATAGTCTGATTCAGTAGCTGCTATACCACTAGGTTTACCATAGCTTTCATATTCTATTGCTATGTTACCTGTCTTTAACCACATACCTCTTTCTGATTTCACTTCTATCTTCTTATCTTGTAACATGTCTGCTACAATCTTCTCTTTAACTAGACCATACTTTAAGTCTAAATCAAATTTCTTTCTATCTTGTATCTTTGGTTTTAATGTGTTGCTGCCCATGTTAATCCTGCCTTCCACTCACTATCTAAAGGACAATTAAGTTTTAATATTTGTTCTGTTTGTTTAATAGATTCTTTACTTATCTGTCCAAACTTTTGTACATCTTTATGATTAACTTCAAATTGATATTCATCATGAACAGATGCTACTAAGTGAGCATCAATACCAGAAGCAGTAATCATATCCATCATACATACTAACCATTGTTTACAAACAATAGCACCTGCTCCTTGTAGTAAAGTATTTAAAGCACTATGAGGACTACGTATTTGAAAGACTCTACCATCTAATCCTTTAATAACTCCTTTTATAGAAGCTTCTTGTACATTATCACGTAATGCTGCAAGAGCAGGCATATTAGTTAAGAATCTGTTAACTAATATTTGTCCTTGTTTAGCACCTGCATCTACAACTTTACCTATTTTAGCTGCACCTGCTCCATATAAAAAAGCATATATAAATGTTTTAGCTTGGTCTCTATTAGTTAAACCTGCCATCTTCATATTAGCTGTATGTATGTCACCTGTTAACAACTCATTAGTAAATTTAGCATCATTCATATAATGTGCTAGACATCTTAATTCTAAACCACTCGCATCAGTACCTACCAATGTATACTTAGAAGAGTCAGATACTGTCCAACAATCTCTACATTCTTTACCATAAGGAGAATAGGTAGCAGGTACTTGAGCAAGGTTCGGAGAATTGTGTGCCATACGTCCTGTAACAGTTTTTAATGTCATTACTCTACCATGTACTTTGTTATCATCTCCACATAACTCTATCCAGGATTTAATTTGTGACACTCTTTTTTGTAGTAGTAAATATCTTGAAAACATTTTAGCTTCTTTCATATCAATATTATTTAATACTTCTTCATTTACTATTACATTACCTTTATCAGTTTTAAGTTTAGGTTTCCATCCTTTTTCTATTAAACGTTCAGCTATTTGTTTTCTACTACCAATATTAAAAGGTATATATTTAACTTTAGTTTTAAGTTGAACTTCTGTAGGTGGAAATATTTCTGTAGCTTCATTAGATAAACTATTAGCTTCATCTTCTAAGGATGCTTTAAGTGTAGTTGCTTTTCTTAAATCTAAAGTAAATCCATTCTCTTCTTGCTTATCTATAATAACTCTAACTTTTTTTTCTAGTTCTATAGATTCATTAGAAAATTTACTTTTCTCTTTATCTAATTCATTCATTACTTTATGAGTTAAGTTTACATCCTGTGTGCAGTACGTAAGCATATCAGGAGAATACGTATCAAAAGAATCCATATCTCCTTTTTCAAATCTTAACTTCTTTCCCCATGCATTTAGTCCATGTCCTTCTTCTCTTATAGGATTAAAGAGTTGTGATTCTATTAGAGTATCTCTTATTTGATTAGATTCAATAGACGAACCAGTAAATTTATTTAATAAAGGTGCATCAAAAGATAAACCATTATGCATTATAAATGTATCAATGTTCTTACTCCAATCTTTAAAGTCTTTACATTCTTCTTGTACCCAATGTTTAATCGTATTAGTCTTAGGACACTTAGCTACAATACAATGTATTTGAGTAGCTTCATTCTTAAAACCATTTGTTTCTATATCAACTATAGCTGCCATCTTTCTCCTCCTTTCCACACCAGTTACAAGGTTCTCCTTCACCTATTTCCATTAAACTATCTTCAACATTACAATAGTGTTTCCACATTTTTATTCTATCTGGATTTTCACTAGGTTCTTCTGGAATAATATATTTCATTTTATTTTCTCTTTATTTATTTATATTTTTAAGTATATGTGCAATTACATTTATTGTCCACCCATTTCCTAACATTTTATATCGTTGAGTTTTACTAACACTTGCTGTATAAAAATCAGGAACTGTTTGTGCTCGTTCACATTCTAATGGTGTAATATATCTTAATCCTTTTTTATCTGGTATTCCAAAAAATCTTTGAGAACTACAACCTTTTCCATGTGAACCTTCTATCATCTGAACTTTCTCATTATCTTTTTGTATTCTTAATTTTTTATTTTTTCTTTTACTATGTCTATGAATCCAATCTAACATCTTATTAGAATAATAATATTTATCATTTACATTTTTTTCTTTTATATCTTTATATAAAATATTTTTATCTTTAGGTATTTTAAAAGATATATTAGTCCAATATAATCTTTTTCTATTTTGTGCTGATACTAAATTACTATTAACTTCTATTGGTTTAACACCTAATTCTTTAGATATAATATTTTCATATTCTTTTTTCATCTTAACATTCTCATATAAAAACCAACTTGGTTTTAATTTATTTTTAATTTTAACATAATCAAAAAAGTATTGACTTCTTTTATCTTTAAATCCTAATTTTTTACCTGCATTAGAAAAGCCTTGACAAGGAGAACCACCTAATAATAAATCAAAAAAAGGAAAATTTGCACTGAAATCTATATGAGAAACATCACCTAAATTAATTGTATCAGGATAATTTAATTTAGTTACTTGAATACAAAACTTATCTATTTCGGCTGTAAAATAATTATTGTATTTTATATTAGCTTTATTAAGAGCTAATTGTCCACAAGACATTCCATCAAACAAAGATAAGACATTCATTTTAATCTCCTACATCAAATTGATTAGTATCGTCAAGCTTATTATCTTTAAGCTCTTTTAATCTACCTGTTGCTCTATCATAAAGTAAATTACCTGCTGCTCCTGTATCACCTGTATATCTATTCTTTAAGATACGAAGCATAGTTGTATTAGCTGTCATAGAATCATGTGCTTGTTGATTACGTTCAAGAGCAATAACACAATCACTAAGATGTGCAATAGAAGCTGAACCTCTAAGATGTGACAGTGTAACTTCTCTACCATTTTCGTGACCTGTATCACCTGTTGGTCTTCTTAGATGTGATACTAATAATAAACCTACACCTGTCTGTTCAACTAAACTTCTTAACTTAGTCATAAGAATATCAATAGACTTTCTTTCATCATCTCCCTCTTGTCCACTAACTAAAATAGATAGATGGTCTAAGATAATCCATTTACAATCTAAAGCTTTAGCCATGTATTGTACACGATTTAGTATTTCATCATTATGTATAGAACCAAAGTGGTCAAAGGCATAGAACCTACCAGTTCCTATAGTAGCATCTTCCCACTTTTTTAATTGTTCTCTTGTATGTTGGTCTCTAATTTCTTTAATATATAATCTAGCACCTGCTTCAACAGACATAATATTAAATGCAGTTTTCTTAATGTTTTCTTCTAATGCTAAGACACCTATATTAGAATTAGTAGCAGTAAGTATATGATGCATTAGTTCTCTTGTTACTGATGACTTACCCATTCCTGCACCTGCAGTAAAAGTAACTAACTCACCTGTTCTCATACCATAAGTCTTATCATTAAGAGCTTGCCAAGGATACAAACATGTATCATTCTTTTGTTCTTCATATAAAGAACTTTGTAATGATTTAAGATTAATAATACCTGCTGGTGTATATACATCTGCATCCCACCATGCATCTAAGAACTTTTTACTTTCTCCTCTTTGTGCATATTCATTAGCATCTTTGTAATCTAAACGCATAATCTTACACTTATTAGGTTCAAAGAGTTGAGCTACTTTAGATGCTGCTGCTTTACCTGGTTCGTCATTATCAAAACAAATTATAATTGTTTCAAACTTATTTAAGTATTCATAAGATGCTTTACAATCTCTTACTGCACCTGCTGCTCCTGTCTTAACAGAAACACAAGCCCACTTAGCACCCATCATTTGATAAGCAGACATACAATCTATTTCACCTTCAGTGATAGTAACAAACTTACCTCTTGCTGCAAATAAGTTTTGTCCGAAGAGACCTGCTGTAGATATAGAACCTTCAGCCCAGAACTCTTTCTCTTTAGTGTTACGTACCTTAGATGCTACATGTGAATTATTACTATCATAGTATTTATATATATGTTGTGTAATATTATTGTCATTGTCTTTACGTACAGCAACATTAAACTTACTACAGGTTTCTTTATTTATTCTTCTATCATGTAGTGCTTCAGTATGTCCTTCTGTAAAATTAGTTTTAACTACACCTCTTATAGGTGCAGGTGTTATATTATTATTATTGTTCATTTGTTTCCTTTCTGGTGGTGTATAAGTGTTACATGAAAAGCAGTACCAGTGTCCATCTTCATATAATGTATTTGCATCACTTGAACTACAGTTACTACATGCTCCTTGTTTAATTACTTTATCGTTCATTTTATCGTTCATTTTATTTTATCTCCTAATCATTATTATCCAATACAGTTCTATATAGTTCGTTAACAAAACTAGTTTTATCTTCCATAACTTCATTAACTTCTTTCTTAGCTAACTTCTTAGCTTCTTGTTTAGTATAACCTTCTTCTTGATACTCTTTAACAAAAGTCCAGAACATTCTATTTCTTTCTTTATCCCAGAGATTTGTGCTCATGTATCCACCTTACTCTTTCTATTCTCTTATCTTTAGTATAATAAGTATATTTATATTTATTATTCTTGTCAACATAAGAATATTTATTTTTAGAAAATTTAGAATACAATACCATATCACATCCCATAGTTTTCCAAACTCCTTGATGTAAGTTCCAATGTTCTTCTGGAGTTAATGAGCACTGTTCATTCGTATTAGTCATCATGTTTTATATCCTTTTCTGCCCAGCTAATACCACCAGAAAACGTGGCTTCTGGGTTTATTTTTCTACGTAAGTAATGTAGTTCTTCTGTTAATACTTTTATTCTTATATGAGCTCTGCTCAGTTGTTCTTGTAAGTCTTTAATATTCTTTTTATATAAGTCTTCTCTTTGCTGTGTCATATTAATGTATCCTATATATTTTAATTGAGCTAGAATTTAAATCAAAATCTATTGGTGCTATACTTAATATAAAAGAAGTAGCTTCTTCAATAGATTTAAACTTCATTGGCATTTGAAAATCATCTACTAAATAGTCAGGTAACTCATCTTCAAAAGGACTAGCGTGAGCTATAACATAAGCATCTTTAACATTCATTATTATTCTCCTGTAGTAATGCTATTTAAGTATAGCATATATATTAATAATATAAAATAATTATTTTAATTACGTACTAGTATTAAGCATATCAATGATATAACTAATACAATTGGAAAGATATAGTTTAACCAGAGTGTCTTATCTTTTTCTGCTGGTGCGAACCAGTGACCAGTACGTTTCATTCTACGTTTACGTTCAGTTTCTTTATCCATCTTTTAAATCTCCTCCTCCATATGTTATCTCACAATCTGAATTACCCCATTCATTACCATGATATTCAACTAATACAACAAGACTATCATATAATGGAATCTTATGTGTTGTTCCTTCTTCAGAATAATTTACATCTGCTTCAGAAACTACAAAACTTATTTCTTCTCTTGTTAATTTTCTATTACTTTTAATAGTATAACTTCGTGTATCTTGTGACCATTCTTCAAAGCCATATGTATACTTACTCATTTGTTATTCTCCTTTATTTTATTATCATTTTTACCTACTGCTGACCTGGGCAGTACAACTACTTCTGCATCTGTTTCTATCCAGACCTTAGCACCACAAGACAAAGGCTTATCAGGACTGTATATAACTTTACTCTCACCTAGTATCTTTACTTCGTGAGCATATGTATTACTATTATAAGTCTTAACAGTAATTACTGGGTCTCTTCTATCATTCTTGTGATTAGATTTAATAACGTGTTGGTTAATATGTATTCTAGTCTTCATGATTTATATCTCCATGTCCATTAACTACATTAAAAGATTCTTCAGATAGTATAACATCTCTACCTATGTATGTAGTTTCTGTTTCTAAATTATCTAATTTAATTTTTTTAGATTGTCCTACAAATAAACATTTCTCTCGTACATATTCTTCTAACTCATCAATAGATAATTTATCAGTAGAAGTTACAATATATCTATCTACATTTTTATTTGTTTTTATTATTTCATATTCATATTTAATCATAGCTACCTCTCTCTTCATATTTAACAAACTGTAATTTAATTCTATCGTCATCATCATGTATAGTAAAACCTAAACTGTTCCATATATCAGGACATTCATCTCCATATATGTATGTATACTTATCAGATTTTTGTTCTTTATCTTTTAAATCAGAAACATATTCAAGTATCTCATTATGTGTATATCTTTGTGCAGCATTATCTCCTACTAATGCTTCCATTAACTGTATTAATTTTTCTCTATTGTTCATTTTTATTCTCCTTGTTATTGTTACGTATTAGTATATAATCTTTTTTTCTACTCATTAAGAAATCAAACAACTTAAAATGTACATCTTTAGTAGTAGGTTTTCTTTTAAAGTTAAGCGTAATAGTAACTGTCCATTTCATTTAAGTTTCCTTTATTATTTTTAATGCTTCCTCAACAGTTTGATTATCTTTATAAACTTTCCAATTAGTTCTATCATAAGGCATAGTTTCTATTACATATTCTCCTTTAGTATTATGTCTAAAGATACACATATATATTTCTTCTACTGTATCTCTAAATTCTTTCTGAGAATATTTAGATATATTTATTTCTTTTACTAAAGATGCAAAGTGTTGTGTTTCTATTTGATTAAATCTTTTACTCATCTTTATCTCCTTTATTAGTTTTTAATTAATTGAATCTCTAAGAACCCTCCACCATTTCCTTCTGGGTCACGACTAACTACAACTTGATATTCTTTACCTTTATATTTTGTAATCAAAATTGGAAAAGGTTCTATGTCTGCATCTTTATCATCTAAAACATACTCTGTAATAGTATGACCTATTAATTGTTTATAATGCTTTGCCATTGCATTTTTATATTGTTCACTTGTATTCATTTTTTATCTCCTGATATTGCACCTATTTGTGGTAAGATTTTATCTTCTATTGCATTCTCTATATTCTCTAATAAGCTAGGTGATGTAGTAGGTTTACCATACTTATACGTAACAGTATTATTTTTTATGTCATCAACATCTGATGGCTGCAACCATACTAGTTTTTCTCTATCAGGTGTAGCTAACCAATCTATTACTGCTGTATTAATTATATAATTTTCTCCATGGTTTTCATTTAAGTAATATAAGAAATCAAAAAAGCTATCATCACCTAGTCCATCACCAAGCTTATCATTACCATCTTTATTCTTAATAGGTTTAGTAAGTATTTGTTTTAGTTTGTCTTTATCTACGTGCCATGTTCCCATGTCAATCTCCTTTTAATAATTTATTATAAGAACTATGAGTTCTTTTCTAAAAGTAAAAAAGAACTCGATAGTTCGTTTTAAATGTTAAGCTACATCAGCATACTGTAATGCTTTAGTTAACGCTTCTTGTTTATACTTACTTGCGTCACCATACCAAGAACTTCTTACTCTAGATGCATTACTTTTACCTAGCTTATGGTCATACATATATGTAACTGTATTAAATGTATCCCACCAAGAATCTTTAACTAGTCCTGCACCAGGTGTACCATTGTTATGTAATCTATTAGCATAAGCTGCTTTTTTACTACGCACATAACCTTTAACTTCTTCTTCATAATGTGTCATAGGAAATAACTTACTAAAGTATTCATCTCTGCTTTCTTTAGTACTCATTTTATTAACAAGATGTTTAGCTTGGTTACTATATTCTATCATACTATTAGAAGCTAACCCAAGTGCATCTTTAACCATGTGTGGGTCAAACTTTTTAGTATGGTCTAAGCGTATACCATTATTGTTACTACCAAGAGCAAGCTGTAAAGTATTATTACAAACCACCCTGATTGGCGTAAACCTGACATTGAGAGAAGTACCAAATGAATGAGGATTAGTAAACAACATATAACTTTCAACGACATCATCTTTAACCACCTCAAATGTTTCATTAACTTTAGCAAGTATCCATACTATCTTGCCATTACTTAATGAACCAGCTGTATGCATTTCCATCTTCCCTTCTTCGACCCAATCATAAAAGAAATCAAAGGCTTCTTGATTCTGAACAGGATGCCAGTTCTTACCTACTACATCTAGTTCAGTGTTATCTTCTTCTCTTATCAGTGCCATCTTATTCTTTATTAACATACCACCATGATATTGATTTAGATTATCTTGTTCAATAGCACTATTATTTAATCTAAACATTGGTACTTTCTTAACAGTCCAGTTTAACTGTGCTGCTTCCATCATTTCGTATGCACTCATATCATTTGATACAGGTACACCTAACCCATGCCAAGGTAACTCCCCAGCATAAGCCATAGTTTCTACGTTATGTGACATATTGTCTCCTTCATTTTAGTTTATCAAAAGCTGCAACAGAAGTTTCTATTTCATGTTGCAACACCTCTTTATTAAACTGTCGTATCAATCCATTAATAGTATCAATCGGTACGATAGCCCAATTCTCTCCGAGCATATGTGTCAAATCATCTAAGTTATCTTGACTACATTTATCTCTTAATTCTTTATGGTCTTTCCATGTATGTTTATGTTCCCAACTACCATACAATTTTTTATCTAGTATCATTTTGTTATCATCCTCTCTCTAATGTCTTCAACATTTGATTGTAAGTCATTGATTTTACAGACGATAGTATCTTGATTATCTAATACTTTTTGTAGTAAATCTAAAAGTGCAGTAAAGTTTTTAGTGTAATGCATTTCAACTGCCAGGTCTTGTAATTTTTGTAAACTTGTATCTACTTTGTTCATTTGTTTTCTCCGTTATAAATTTAAGTTTGTAACATGGTGGACACCAGCCTTCATCTAATTCGATAAAGACTGATGTTGCACCACACTTCACACATCTTCGCTGATAATCTTTAACCACATTTAATTCTTTCTAATGCAGTCAATAAGCTTCTTGAACTAATGTACTCTTTGTGTACGATATGTCTTTCTAATATATCAACAGCCCAAGACCATGTAACAGGTTCTTCTTTGACTATTGCTTTTACTTTATCTTCAGTTATATCCATTAAACTACACATATTATTTCCTTTCATTTTATGATAATGGTGTTAAATAATCTGCCCATACTTCATGCCAAGCTTCAGCTGCTGCTTCTTCAAACTCAGTCATAGAAATATGTTCAGGTCTGCTAATGCTACCATCTTTTTCAGCAGCATTAAACTGTTGCCAGAACTCTTGTATATTCTCTGATGATTTCATCATGTCTGTACATTCGTTCCAGAATTCTTCTTGTTCTTCCATCATTTTATTTTTAACTTGTCCCATATTAGTAACTCCCTAATGTGTTAATTTTATATAAGTTCTTTAACTCTTTTAGCTTTGGTGCACCTAAGTTATGTATACCTTTCAGTATGTTTACTATGTTTGAAGAGCTACAACTAAGTGCATCTGCTAGCTGCTGTATAGTTAAATTATTATCAATAGCTATCTTGTACAGTAACTTACCATGTGGTCCAATAGCTTTATCAAAGTCTTGTATTGTTAATGCTGGTCTACCCATTAGCTTATCCTTTCTATTAATACTCTTACACCTGGTCCATACCAGTTGTATGTTTCTTTTAACCAAGTGCGTTTCTTTAATGCTTGGTCTAGTGTGTATGTACCATCTAGTTCTACTGTCTGTCCTACATCAGGATGCACATCTTTGTATATTAATTTAAACAACATTTCTTTCTTCATTTTAATCTCCTTATTATAAAGTTATATTAGCATAGAGCAATCCTAAAAGAAAGCATATTCCAAAAAACAATACAAATAAACCTGCACCAAGTAATGCATCAAACAACTGGTCTTCCCAGAACTTCTTTGATGATATATCTTGCAGGTCTTTCTGTGCTTTATATAATATTCTTGCTTTCTTTCTTTCATATCTTCGTTGGTTATCTAAGTCTCTAAGTTCTACATTGTTCATAATAATCTCCATGTTATGTATAATTTTTTTAACTATTTCCGAAGGAAATAAATAGAGATAAAAAAATTAATTAGTTACGTATTAGTTACGACTTAGCATCATAGCTATCAAGTCGTATTAGTTTAATCTAAGAATAAAAGCTAAAAGTGTTTTAGGAGAGCAAGAGAGAGCTATTACACTCTCTCCTGCCAGGCTCCTACTCTTCGATAGCAGGGAGGTTGCTATCGGAAGCTTTTTCTGGTACATCATCACCAAACTGTATGGTAATGTTACCTTTGGTAGTTTTACTGTGCCAAGCAGTTGCCCATACTTTTCTACCAGATGCAACTAGATTACCTTTTTCGTCACGCACTGGATTACCTTGGTCGTCATACTTGGCTAGGTTAGCGATACCCTTCTTGAATCCACCAGCCTTTATGAATCCAGGATTCACTCCCTTGTTATACAAAGTAATTGAAGCGATTGTATTTTGAAGTTGTTTTTTATCCATTGTTCTCTCCTTGAGAATTAAGTTAATATAACAGAAAAATGTTTTCTCTTTTTCCAAAGGAAAAAAAAGGGAGAAAAGATTTAGGGATGCCATTGAGATAGATAGAAGCTTATCATCATATACTAATGGATAAAAAACCTACTTTAAAATATAATCGCTTTGATTGCTTTGGATAGCATGGAGTGTATTCTGGATGAATAAAGGTATCTCTTATAGCCAGGTATGACGACTAAGGTAATGCAGTTCATCATGGTAGGAGCAAAAACACGACTAGCTAGTTATATATATATGTGATAGTGTGACATAATTACCAAAAAAACTAAGGTATCTTTTTTAGTGGGGAGTTACATATAGTATATATAATATATATAAGTTACTCTTAGACATCTTAGCCTATAAGTACTATATTTCTTATACTACTACTACCATATTCTTATATATAATATATATATATATATATAATAAGAAGAAGAATCTTTCTGAAAGAAAATTCTTGCAATAAATTAAAAACTACGTTATACTGAAATCTTAGGAGTCCTCTATGCAACAAAATATCCATGATGAAGTAGCTAACAATGCAGTTTTAGACTATATGGAGCTACACCAGCATTTAAGCGAGAAAGTAGAAGCAGAAGCAAAGATAGATTTTATTACATTTGTACGTTTAATGGCTCCTAAACTCATCTCAGACTGGAAGATGGGAAAGCACATTGAGGTTATCTCAGAAAAACTAAGACAATTAGAAAGTGGAGAGATAAAACGTCTCATGGTTTTTCTTCCTCCACGTTCCTCGAAGTCTGTAATCTGTTCTAAACTCTTTCCTGCTTGGTATATTGGTAGAAATCCAGAGCATGAAATCTTAACTGTGTCCCATAGTGACCAATTATCTAGTGATTTTGGTAGAAGTGTAAGAGATTTAGTAAATGAAGAGGACTTTTCTAAGATTTTTGGGGGAGTTTCGCTGCGTTCAGACGTAAGAGCTGCAGGAAAATGGAAAACAACGCAAGGTGGTACGTATTATGCAGCAGGTGTGAGGTCACAAATAGCAGGACGTGGTGCACATATTGCAATATTAGATGATGTGATGTCTGAAGAAGACTCATATTCAGAAGCAGGACGTAAATATGTTAAAGAATGGTACCCTGCTGGACTAAGAACACGTATTATGCCTAACGGAAGTATTCTTATCATAAATACTAGGTACCATTATGATGATTTGTGTGGGTGGTTGCTTAAACAACAAGAAGATATGTCTGAATATTCTGTTATTCCTTGGGATGTAGTACGTATTCCTGCGTGGGTAGATGATGAAGCATCAAAACTATTAGATTTACCTGTAGGTTCTTCTTATTTTCCTGAATGGAAACCAGATGATGTACTTAAAATAGATGAAGAAGAAATAAGAGCTTCTAATGGTAGTAGATATTGGGAAGCTCTCTACATGCAGAACCCAACACCAGAAGAAGGTGGTCTAATTAAAAAGAATTGGTTACAATATTGGGAATATGAGGACCCTCCTACTTGTGATTTTATGATTCAAACATATGATACTGCATTTTCTACTAGTACTACAGCTGATTACAGTGTAATACAAACTTGGGGTATCTTTTCTATGTATGACCAAGATGAATTTGGAGATGAAGGTTACCCTGCCAACCTAATCTTACTAGGAAACATACGAGGTAGGTTTGAGTATCCTATGCTAAGACGTATGGCTCAAGAATTATACAGTAAACACATGCCAGATATTTGTATTGTAGAAAAAAAAGCATCAGGTCAATCTCTTATTCAAGATATGAGAAGAGCAGGACTACCAGTTAAAGAATATTTACCAGATAGAGATAAAGTATCTAGGGTGTATGCAGCTTCACCTATGATTGAATCAGGTAGAGTATGGTTACCTAAAAATAAAAGATGGGCAGATGATTTAGTAACAGAATTATTACAGTTTCCTAACTCAGCCCATGATGACCAAGTAGATGCTTTAACTATGGCTATTCACTACATGAAAGAGTCATGGCATTTAGAACATCCTGAAGACCCATACTACGAAGATGAGCCAAGAAAAAAAAGAGTTGCGTACTGGAGAGTATGATGCTATACTGTAATTTAACCCAAGGAGTATCTTATGAAAAATAAATGGAAAAAGCCAGAAATAAAAGAAATTAGCGTAGGTTTAGAAATTAATTGTTATGCGTGTGCTGAAATCTAATGGCAACTGAAAAAAATCCTTTTGAACAAATGAGACCTGCAGCTGAAAATATTATTCAGTTAGGAGCTCAACAAGAACAACCACAGACAGGAGACCCAACCTTTGAGTTGGAAGATGATGGTGGTTTAACAGTTGACTTTTCTTCCACAGAAGAGAATACAGAGATGGGAGCATCAACTGAAATAGGTGAGTGGTATGGCAACTTAGCAGAAAACTTAGACCAAGATTTATTAGAAGATATAGGTAATGATGTTTATGATAACTTTGTTGCAGATAAAGATTCTAGGTCTGAGTGGGAGTCTATGTTTGAAAGAGGTTTTGATTTATTAGGTTTAAAAATACAAGATACAACAGAACCTTTTGAAGGAGCATGTACTGCAGTGCATCCATTATTAATTGAATCTGCAGTTAAGTTTCAATCAAAAGCATCACAAGAATTATTTCCATCTAAAGGACCAGTTAAAGCACAGATACTTGGTAAAGTAACTCCTGAAAAAGAAATACAGGCAAATAGAGTTCAAGACTTTATGAACTATCAAGTAACAGAACAGATGCCTGAATACTTTGATGAGTTTGAAAGAATGCTTTTTCATTTACCTTTATTAGGTTCAGCATTTAAAAAAATATATTATGATGAAACATTAAAGAGACCTGTATCTGAGTTTGTTCCTATAGACCAGTTTTATGTTTCTTACTATGCAAGTAATTTAAGTAAAGCAGAAAGATACACACATTTAATTTATCGTAATCCAGTAGATTTAGCAAAAGAAATACGTAATGAAGTATACTTAGATTTAGATTTACCTGACCCACAAAATCCAACACAAACTACATTAGCAGAAAAGATGGATACTATACTTGGTTTATCTCCAAGTTCAGACATTGACCCACAATATGTATTATTAGAACAACATTGTTTTTTAGATATTAAAGATTCAGAAAGTGAAGAAGGAGAATCTTGTCCTTACATTGTAACAATAGAAGAACAATCTAGAAAAGTTTTAGGTATTAGAAGAAACTGGAAACCTACAGATAAAACTAAAACTAAGAATTTACATTTTGTACATTATCGTTTTGTACCAGGATTTAGTTTCTATGGTTTAGGACTAATGCATTTCTTAGGTAACATAACCATGACTGCAACTGCAGCTATGAGAAGTTTAGTTGATGCAGGACAATTCGCTAACCTTCCAGGTGGTTTTAAAGCCAAGGGTGTAAGAATGGTTGGTGACAATGAACCTATAGCTCCAGGAGAGTTTAAAGAAGTAGAAGCACTAGGTACAGATTTATCTAAAGCTATTGTGCCTTTACCTTATAAAGAACCTTCAGGAACTTTATTTCAAATGCTAGGTTTTATGACTGCAGCAGGACAGAAGTTTGCAGATAGTACAGAACAAGTAATTGCAGATGGTTCTAACTATGGACCAGTAGGAACAACAATGGCATTACTAGAAGCTTCAAGTAAGTTTTTTACTGCAATACATAAACGATTACATAAATCACAGAAAGATGAGTTTAGAATCTTAGCTCAAATAGACCACGACTACTTACCAGAAGAATATCCTTATGATGTTCCTATGGCAGAAAGAAATATTTTTAAAGAAGACTTTAATGGTAAAGTAGATATTATACCTGTTAGTGACCCTAATATTCCTTCTAATGCTCACAGACTTATGTTAGCTCAAATGGCATTACAGATGGCACAACAATCTCCACCAGGAATGTTTAACTTAGAAGCATTAAATAGAACAATATTAAATGCATCTAATATTCCTAACGTAGATGAAATACTACCACCTAAAGTAGAACCACAAGAGATGGACCCAGTATCAGATATAATGGCTGCATCTAAAGGAATGCCTATTGCAGCATTTCCAGGACAAGACCATGAGTCACATATTACTATAAAGATGGCATATTTAAATGACCCTCAAAATGGTGCCAATCCTATTATGGCAAAGATACAACCTATCTTAGCATCTAATATACAAGAACATTCTGTAATGAAATATCAAGAACAAATTAATGGTATGACACAGCAGAAGTTACAAACTAAAGTATCTCCAGAGCAAGCACAGAATCCTGCAGTAGTACAAGGAGCAATGGCAGAAGCTGCTCAAGAAGTATTAAATGCAAATATGGCAATGGGTAAAGTAGAATCTCCTGAACAACAAATGGTAGATTTAGAAAAACAAAAAGTATTATTAGAACAAAAGAAATTAGAATTAAAAGCTATGCAAGATAATGCTAAAGCAGTACTAGAAGCTCAGAAGTTAGAAATGGAGCAAAGTGAAATAATGTTAAAAGTTGCTGACCAAGCACAAACAAAACAATTTAAAGAACAAAAAGCTCAAGCTGATAGATTATCTAAACAACAAATAAAAGCTTTAGACAATTTAATGAATATGTCCATTGAAGAAAAGAAACAAGAAACAGAACAAGATAAGATAACAAGTAAAGAAAAGATGAAAGCAGCTGAACTTGCAACTAAGCTTGCTACATAAGAATGGACATTTTTGACGAAATTATCAAACGATATGCTGATGAGATTCAAAACTTAAAGAATACATTAGCAGATGGTAATGCAGACTCCTATGATAGTTATAAACAAATCGTAGGAACTATTAATGGTATAGAATGGGCACGAACCCAGTTTATTGAAACTATAAAAAAACGTAATTATACAGAAGAGGATTAATATGCAACAAGTACACGTAGGAAAAGCAGTAAAGAATGATGCTTGGATAACAAAGAACGAACAGGAAGACCCAGATATTTTACCTGAATTACCAGGTTATCATGTTTTAGTTAGACCTGTAAGTATAAAACAAGAGACTAAAGGTGGAATTCTATTGCCAGATTCTACTAGAGAAGATATGGCATACTTAACGACAGTAGGTAAAGTAGTTGCAATAGGTGACTTAGCTTATGCAGATGAAGAAAAATTTAATAAAGGACCTTGGTGTAAGATAGATGATTATGTATGCTATGGTAAACATACAGGTCAAAAAATAAAATATAAAGGTATTAAATATATTTTATTATATGATGACCAAATAATTATGAGAGTAGAAAGTCCTAAGACTTTAGACCCAACATTTAATTTATCTGCTGCTAGTTCAAATTAAATTTCTTTAACTAAAAATTATATGATATAATAAATTTAAACGTAAATACGTTTGTCTCGTAAACAACGGAGGTAACATGACAAAGGAAGAAAACTGGGAGAAAGTAGAAGCTCCTGTAAAAGAAGAAGAAGAAAAAATAGAAGTAGAAGTAGAAAAAGATGATGCTACTCCTTCTTCAGTAGAACCAAAAGCAGAAGCACCAGCAGAAAAAGAATTAGAAGGCATTGAAACTAAAGGTGCTCAAAAAAGAATAAGACAATTAATTAAACAAAGAAAAGATAAAGAAGACCAGATAACTCAACTTGTACAACAAAACGAACAACTACAAGGTTTAGTTAAACAAAGAGAAACAGAATTTACTTCTGTTAATCAAAAGAATTTAGAAGTAACAGAAAAACAATTAACTGATAAATTACAAATGGCTCGTACAGCATACAAGAATGCTTATGAAGCAGGTGACCAAGACAAACTTTTATCAGCTCAAGAGATGCTTAATGAAGCTCAAGTTGATTTAAAGAATGTTAATGTTACAAAAGAAAGATTTAAAAATGTGCAACAAGCACCAAGACAGCCTGTCGCATCACCACAACAACAGCAGTATCAACAACCAGCACCAGCAGGAGACCCTAAAGCACAAGACTGGGCAAGAAATAATGAATGGTTTGGTAAAGATAATGTAATGACTGCATCAGCTCTAGCAATAGATGCTGAACTAAAAGCAGAAGGTTATGAAACTGGTGATGATGAATTTTATCAGGAAGTTGACAAAAGAATTCGAGAAGCATTTCCTACAAAGTTTCAAGAAGTGCAAGAGAATAATCGGCAGCAGGTTACGTCAAGACCTGCTCAAGTAGTAGCAGGAGCATCACGTTCTACTCCTAATTCCAAGAAAGTTAGATTATCTAAGAATGAAGTTAATATAGCTACTAAATGGAATATACCACTTGAAAAGTATGCTCAAGAGAAAATGAAAGCTGAACAAGCTGATGGTGAGTATACAACAATTAATACGCAACGTGGAGGTAAATAATGACAACACGAACAAATACACGTAGTTCACAACTTAGAGAAAACAACATTAAACAAGAAACTGAATATACATTTGAAGAGCCTAATCAACTTCAAATACCAGAAGCAGTTGAAGAACGCTACGCCAGCGAAGGCATATCTTTAGGATGGTTAAGAATAACTCTTAAAGGTCAAGAAGATTATGCACATATAGGGCGAAAAATGCAAGAGGGATGGCAGTTTGTTGCTAGTGATGAAGTACCTGAGATGGGAGCAACATCTATCGTGAGAGATGAAGGTCGATACAAAGGAGCTGTCTGTCGTGGAGACTTGGCGTTAGGTAAAATACCTACTGGACGTATCGAAGCAAGAAAGGCACACTATAAGAATAAGGCTGACAAATTAATGGATGCTGTTAATTCTCAACTTATGGGAACTAATCCTTCTAGGATGCCAATCAGTAACTCAAGTAAAACTCAAACAATCAGAGGACGAACTCCTAAATTTCAAGAGTAAGTTCTCTACATTTTCATAGGAGAAAATCATGGCACATGCTAAAGCATTTCAAGGTTTTGTTCCTGCAAGAAAAAAGGGTGGAGCTTACAACACTGGTTCTTTCACAGAAATTTTTTCACCTACGTCAGGTGGAGCATGTAATAACAACATATTTTCTGGAGACCCTGTTGTACTTCCTGGTGCAAACTTTGCAACCATTTCACCTTTTATCGCAGCGACATTAAAACCTTCAGGAATATTTGCTGGTTGTTCTTATGTCCTAAATGGCGAACAAAAGTTTAGTCGTTATTGGGGAACAGGGACTTCAGCAGCTGGTTATTCAGATGTTAAATTTTTTATAATAACTGACCCTGACCAAACTTATTACATTCAATGTTCATTGTCACTTTCAGCAAATGAATTAATGGTAACTAAAAACTATAATGTTACAGTTAGTTCAACAGCAAGTTCTGGTAGTACAGTAACTGGACAATCAAGTTACTACTTAATGGCTTCTTCAGGAGCTGAAACAGAACAAGCAGCAAGAGTAATAGGTAAGAAAAGAGATGGAGAAGAAACTGATGATTCAGATGCTTATCCAATCGTTGAAGTATTTTTAAACACGCACAGAGACAGATACGTCACTGCTACTGCGTCAACAGCATAAGGAGAATAAGACATGGCTATAAATAGAGCTAGTATTAGTAAAGAACTCCTTCCTGGATTGAACCAAGTATTTGGGACGGAGTATGGTGAGGTAGCTGACGAACATGCACCTCTTTTTGAAATAGAGAACTCAGATAGAGCTTTTGAAGAAGAAGTTCTATTTACAGGGTTTGGCACTGCACCTACTAAAGGTGAAGGTGAATCCATTTCTTACGATAACGCACAAGAAAGTTATACAGCTCGTTACGACAACGAGACTATTGCTTTAGCTTTTGCAGTTACTGAAGAAGCAATGGAAGATAACCTTTATGATACTTTTGCAAAGTTAAGAGCAAAAGGTTTAGCTAGAGCAATGGCAAACACTAAGCAGGTTAAAGCTGCTAAAATCTACAACAATGGTTTTAGTACAGCAGGTGCTGATGCAATAGGAGATGGGCAACCATTTTTTAGTGACTCTCATCCAACAATATCTGCAGGTGTTCAAACTAACACTGCAACTGGAGCAGCTTTATCAGAAGCAGCTATTGAGACTGCAGTAATACAAATTCAGAAACAAGAAGATGATAGAGGTATCTTAATTGGTGCTCAATCAGTATCACTTCATGTTCCTACAGATTTGATATTTACTGCTAATCAAATATTAGGAAGTGACTATTCAACTGCTATTGGAGTTAATCCAACAACAGCAGCAAATGGTGCTACTAATGTTAATGACATCAATGCTATTAAGAGTATGGGAATGATGCCAGGTGGTATATTTGTAAACAGAAGGTTTTCAGATATTAACGCATGGTTCATTAAGACTGACATACCTAATGGTACTAAGATGTTTAATAGAACTCCTCTACAAACTAAGATGGAACCTGACTTCGATACAGGTAACCTTAGATTTAAAGCCAGAGAAAGATATTCTTTTGGAGTATCTGACTGGAGAGGTTGGTTTGGTAACGCAGGTGCGTAAGCATTAATAACTTAGGGAGGGTGATGCTCACACATCCTCCCTAACTTTAAGGATTTAATATGGCTAATAATATTACAAGTAAATTTCTAGCTGGTACTGGTGTTATTGTAACAACAACTAATATTACAAGAGTAGTAGCTATCCATGCATATTCAACTGTTAATGGAACATTTGCTATTTCAGATAGTACTGGAGATAAAATAAAATTTCAAGTTCCTACTAGTGGTCAAGCAGATATTTATATAGGTGACCAAGGCGTAAGCTTTAGTGCTACAGTTAGTGTATCTACACCTGGAGCTAATGGTGGCGTAACACTATTTGTAGGATAAGATAATGCCTAACTATGCATATCTTAAAACAGATATAATAAACACAACAGAGAACGATTCAGCTGAGTTTGAGAATCAAATTCCTTTTTTAATTGAAAAAGCTGAAATACGTTTAACAAAAGATTTAGATGATGTAGGACTAACTGAGTTTAGTTCTTTTTCTTTTACAGCTTCTAATCCTGTAGTTAGTCTTCCAGCTGACACAAGAATTATAAGAAGTGTAAATTATAAGACAAGTGTATCTTCTAATATAACAACTCTTCTACAACGACCTTATGAGTATGCTATAGATTACTTTCCTCATGCAAGTGCATCTACAGGTACTCCTAGGTATTATTCCAGAAAAACACAAACAGCTATTTATGTAGTACCAACTCCTGCTTCTACTTTAACAGGAGAAATATCTTATGTGCGTAGACCAATAGGTTTAGCTAGTGCAACAGGTGTAAGTGTAACTACATCTAATTACTTTAGTGAGTTTTGTTATGATGCATTATTTTATGCATGCATGATGGAAGCAGCAAGGTTTAATAAAAGTACAGAAGATTTACAACTATATCAAGGTGACTATGTAAATGCAGTAGAAGGTTTACGTAATCAAGCAAGAAGGTCAAGACAAGATAATATGGAGACTGCAGCTAATCCTAGTGGTGGTCCTAATGTTTTAGTTAAAGGGAGTAATTAATTATGGCTAAATATAAAAAACCTAAAGTAAAAGAAATAACAGATAAAATTATTCCAACTGAATCACTAGAAGAATATATGGAAAGAAATAACATAACAGTAGATGAAATGTTTGGAATAAAAGGAGAAGACTATGCTACAGGTGGTATAGTAAAAGTTAAAAAGAAAAAAAAGAAAATGAAAAAACCTAGAGGTGTAGGAGCAGCATTAAGAGGTTATGGAAAGGCATGTAAATAATGACAATAGGTAGGTCAAGTATTAGAATGCAATTAACTAAAAGATTACAAAATAAAAAAGTTAAAAAAAAGAAAAAGAAAAAAATATATAAAAGAAAAAAAGTATGATTAAAAATTCTGCAGCATTACAAAGAAAAATAGCTAGAGGTGGTAAAAAACTTTTAGAAGTTTTATTAGAAAGTACAACTAGTAAAGGTGATGAAAAACCTCCTATATATAATAAAACTGGTTACTCCTCTTCTTTGGAAGAAGTAACAGATACAAAAGGATATTACACTGCAAGTGAACGAGAAAAAGGAATAGATAAAACATTAAGATTATCTGGTTATTATAATCCTAAAGTTAGTAAATCTGGAATTAAAAATCTTACTAAAAAAATAAAAAGTGTTGCAACTCGTGTTGATAACAAAAAAGAAAAAGATGCAATGTTAAGTCTTGCTTCTGATTTAAATAAAAGTGTTACTAAACAAAAAAAATCTTGGGAAAAAGATAGTTCTTTTCTTGGTAAATTTTTTGATTCTTCTGCTTTTACAGATATAACTAAAAAAGGAAGAGGAGTACAAGATGTTTTATTTGAAACTGATGATACCCCAACTATGGCAGATTTTAAACAAGCTGCTAAAATTTTTAATCAAGAAGATTTTGTAGCAGCAGCTCAAAAAGATGCAAGTATCAGAAAAATATATGATACAGAAACACGTAAAAGAAATCCTATGAATGAGTTAAAGGTTAGTTTACGTGATATAAAAAAAATAGCATTAGAAAAAATTAATCAATTAGCTCCTTCTAAAACTAAAGAAATAATAGATGTATTAAATATGCCTGCAGATGATGTAGGATTTACAGGTACTTCAAAGGGTGGAAGGGAACTTCGTTATCCTAAACAATACATAGGTAAAGATGATATAATTACTTATCGAACAAAAGAAGATAAAACATCTTTACCACCTTCAGATAATCCTGCTGGTTTTACACCAGAATATTATATACCTTCAGCTGGAGACCCTTCAGAATTTAATAGACCTGAAATAATAGGTAATACATTACGTGACATGGAAAAAGCTGATAGAGATGTAATACGAAGAAGTGAACCTAATTTATTAGATACTCAATCAACACAAGTTGAACAAAGAGGTCTTACATTACCTAAAGATATGACACCAACACAGTTAAAAAATCTTTCATTAGAAGAAAGAAGATTTATAGAACAAGCTCAAGATATTTATGATGAAGCTTATGTTAGAGCTCAACAAAATGGTTTTAATAAAAGAGATTCAGATGCTATAGCTCAAGAAGAAATAGTAGCAGTTATGTTTGGTCGTGCTGCAGATACAGATTCTATAAGTGGTAATGTATTAAAACCAGATGATGTATTAGCACGTAAATATAAATCATCTATTACTGGTAGAAAAAAAGGCTTATTGCCAGAAGAAAAACCTGAATACTTAAAAGGTGAACAACGTGATTTATTTAAAGATAAACAATATCCTATAACAGGAAGATTTACAAGAGGTGATATAAAATACTTTCCTTCTCCTGTACGTTCAACTAATTATAGTAATAAAACTTTTCCACAAGGACCTCAGTCTATACAAAGTAGTGCAAGTAGTCTTTTAGAAAATCCTGATAGTTTTGTTGGTAATGAAATATTAAGATTATATAAAGATATATTAATGAAAAAAAGAGGATTAGCTAAAGGTGGTTTAGCAAGTTTAAAGAAAAAGAAAAAAAGAAAAATACCTAAAATATTAAAAAATAAAAGTTTAAGAGCAAGAAAAGAAAATAAAAAACCTAAAGGTGTAGGACAAGCATTAAGAGGATTTGGAGCAGTAAATGCCTAAGAAAAGAAAAAGAACAGGTACAGGAATGAAAGGCATGTCTATTGGTAGTGGCGATAAACGTCCTACTAAAAGTGGTGCAGGAATGACTGCTAAAGGTGTAGCTAAGTATAGAAGAAATAATCCTGGTAGTAAATTAAAAACTGCTGTAACAGAAAAAAAACCTACAGGTAAAAGAGCTTCAAGGAGAAAGAGTTATTGTGCTAGGTCTGCAGGACAAATGAAGAAGTTTCCTAAAGCAGCTAAGAATCCTAACTCAAGATTAAGACAAGCAAGACGTAGATGGAGATGTTAGATTTCATATTTAATTAGTAACATACCACATTTTAAATGTTGGGTACGTAAAGAGTTTACACACAACCATTTAAAATATCATGGTGAGTTTTTACATGGAATAGCATTTGCAGTTAATACAATACCAGATAGATGTTTATCTTTTCAAGTTATGTTTACTGGTATAGATGAAGAAGATAATATACATGGTGGTGCAATGTGGGCAAGAATGCCAATAACAGCATTAGTCGCAGATGAAATATTAGATGAAGCTCCAGAAAGAATGGATACACATTTAGCACAACCTTGGGATTGCTCATCAAGAACACATACTGTAGTAAAACTTGATTTATTAACAGCAAGTCCTTGGATGTGTAAGATAGATAATGAATTTTATAAAGGTAAGTATATGTTTACAGTTGACTTTACAGATAGTGATATAAGTGATTGTCCTGCACAACATAAACAAAACCATGTAATACAATTAACTGATGCAGGTAAATGGACAGGTAATATAATAGCATTACCTAATAATAGAGTTCGAGCAACAAGTCCTGCTTTATGGGTAACAGGTGAAGGTGCACCAGATTTTAGACCAAGCCAACATACTCATGCAGCAGAAATACATGATAGTTACACAGACCCAGAAATAACATTTAACAACTTATATAAGGAGAATAATAATGGCAGGAATGAAGACTAAATATATGTCTAAAGGTACAGGAATGAAAACTAAATATATGTCTAAAGGTAGTACAGGAATGAAGACTAAATATATGTCTATGGGTAGTGGAGCACCTGGTAGTCCAAAAACATTAAGTAGAAGATTTGGTACTAAAGCTAAAAAGAAATAACTATGGGTAAACTTTGTCCAAAAGGTAAAGCAGCAGCTAAACGAAAGTTTGATGTTTATCCATCTGCTTATGCTAATATGTATGCATCAGCAGTATGTTCTGGTAAAGTAAAACCAGGAGGTAAAAAGAAAAAGAAAACTACTAAGAAAAAAAGAAAAACTGTTAGAAAGAAAAAGAAATGAGCTTACGTAAATGGGTAGGTGAGAAATGGGTAGACATAGGTGCACCAAAAAAGAATGGAAAGTATCAACCTTGTGGTAGAAAAAAAGCTAAAGGTAGTAAACGTAAATATCCTAAATGTGTACCATTAGCAAAAGCACAACGTATGTCAAAGTCTCAAAAAACTTCAGCAGTAAAAAGAAAGAGAGCTAAAGCACAAGGAGTAGGTGGTAGACCTACCTTTGTAAAAACATTTAAAAAAAGAACAAAGAAAAAAACATAATCGTTTGACTCCTTGAGTTGGAAGTAAGCATTGACTGAAGAAACGCACTAACTTTAATTAGGAGGTGTTATGGATAATCAAACATTATACATTTTACAAAAAGAAAAAAGAGAAATATTTATGGTACGTAAATTAAAAAAAATTAAAAAAGAATTACTTGGTGCATCTAAAATGCATAAAAAACAAGCAACTACTATTGGTAAAATGATTAAGAAAAAAAAGAAGAATGTTAAAAAAAGAACCTAGAAAAGGAACAGGTAAAAAACCAAAGGGTTCAAGTCGTAGACTTTATACAGATGAGAATCCTAAAGATACAGTATCTATAAAGTATGCAACTGTAGAAGATGCTAAGAAAACTATAAGAAAAGTTAAAAGAATTAAAAAACCTTATGCTAGAAAGATACAAATACTTACTGTATTAGAACAAAGAGCTAAAGTACAAGGTAAAACTAAACAAGCACAATTAGCTAAAGCAGCTAAAGAACAATTAAAAAGGAACAGAGCATAATGGCAACTTCAGGAACATATAACTTTAATCTTGATATAGATGAGATTATACAAGAAGCTACTGAGATGATAGGTGGTGAACAGACATTAGGACACGAACCTAAGTCTGCTAGACGTTCTATTAATTTAATGTTGAATGATTGGCAGAATCGTGGTATACTGTTATGGAGTACCTTTACAACTGCAGTAACTGTAGCAGCAAGTACAACTTCTATTAATTTAGAAGGTTCAGCTTTAGATGCTTTAATTGTAACATATAAAATAAACTCAACAGGAACAGAAACACAATTAACAAGAAAAAGCTTTGAAGAATATAATGTTCTTCCTGAAAAGTCTCAAAGTGGTAGACCTACTCAGTATGCAATGAAAAGAAATATAAGTAATCCTACTATGTTTTTATATCCAGTACCTAATGTTTCTACAGGTATTTTAAACATAGAAGCAATACGACAAGTAGAAGATATTAATAAATCATATGCACAAAATGCAGATGCACCTGTTAGATTTCTGCCTTGTTTAACTGCTGGTCTAGCTTACTATATGTCTTTAAAAAGAAATGGTGTACCTGAAACAAAGATTTCAATATTAAAAACAAACTATGAAGAATTACTCGGAAGAGCAATGGATGAAGATAGAGAGAGAGCAAGTATTTATTTTAAACCTAAACTAAAAGCTGTATAATGGCTACTGATAGAAGAGCAAAAGCAATGTGTGACTCATGTGGGTTTGTGTATCCCATGAGAGTTATGAAGTTAAGTAGTTATGATACAGTAAGATGCCCACAATGTTTTGATGGTGCATATGATTTAAAAAATCATCCTCAGAATAAACCTGCTAGTTTAAGAGAAGACCCTGCTATTCAAAATGCTAGAATAGATGATACAGGTAGAAACTTAACTTGGGAACAATCAGGTTTTACATGGGATGATACAACCCAAGATAGATGGTGGCAAACAATATGAGTGATTTAACAGGCAAATTAGTATCAAAGAGTTATAAACAACTTCTTAAAGTAGCAGTATCTGGTAATGAAGGAGTTAGTGCTGGTTTATTACAAGTGCAGTCAGGTGATGGAACTAATTCAGCATTACAGATATCTACAAGTATAATACAAGTAGCAGGTAAGTTTGGTGTATCAGAGGATGTGTCAATATCTGGTGATATACAAATTTTAGGTAAAGTTTGTGCATCTGCATATTATGGAGATGGTTCTAACTTATCTGGTGTAACTGCAACAATAGAAGGTAATATATCTGTATCTAATGTAGTAGCAGGTGGTACTTTAAATGTAGCAGGAACTGCAACAATAACAGGTGCTGTAATGGTATCTGGTGGTGAAATAGCAATTAAGAATACAGGGTCTGTATCTAATATAAAATTATATTGTGAATCTAGTAATGCTCATTATGCAGCGTTACAATCACCTCCACATTCTTCTTATAGTGGTAATTTAACAATAACATTACCAACAAGTAGTGCAACACTTGTAGGAACATCTACTACTGATACTTTAACTAATAAAACTTTTGGAGATAAAGTAGACTTTGATAATGATGTATGTATAAGTGGAGATGCTTTTATAGGAGGTACAGCTACTATTGCAAGTAATGTTTCTATAGGTGGAACTTTATCAGTAGGAGGAGCTACTCATTTAGCAAGCACATTAACAGTAGCAGGTAATACTACATTAACAGGAACATTAGGTGTAGGTGGTAATGCTACCTTTGCAGAAAAAGTTTGTGCTAGTGCTTTTTATGGTGATGGTACAAATATTACAGGTATACCTATTACAGGTAATATATCAGTTTCAAATGCACAAGTAGGTGGTACATTAAAAGTATCTTCTACTGCAACAATCGAAGGTGCTACACATTTAAAAAGTACATTAAGTGTAGGTGGAGCAGTTAATCTTGCAAGTACATTAACAGTAGCAAGTAATGTATCTA